TAGTCTTGGTAGACTCTGGGAGAATACAATCTTCAATAGTCTTCGGGCGATATTTCTCAACCCAAATAAAATCACTCATAATCAAATCCAATCTGGTTTTTTCAATTTAGAGGAGGGAACAATCTCCCACCATTCTTTCCCATCAAAAATATACAACTTATGCGTATCTTTGTCAAGGAAAACATCACCTTTCTGATAGTTCATACCCATTCAGGTTTACGTTGGGGCATACGCAGATAGTTATCAGCAACCCAAGGTTTAGATGCAATATACATCTTGTATGCGTCAAAAGTGGAAATACTAGTATCAAACTTATATTCCTCAGGCATTGCTCGTGCGAAGGGGGTCACACTAGTAATCTTTCCTTTTGGGAAAAGATAATAAGCATGAGTAAGAGTCCCTTCACAGGAGTGTTGCCTATTATAGCGTAATGTATACTCAGAACACAAGTTCAGTCCCCATTTAATAAGCCAATACGCATTATCTATTGTTTCTGCTGCCCACTTAGTACATGGATGATTGCGGAATGCTCCTTTTTCAGTTTTATATGCAGTGCCGTCTTCTTTAGGAAGAATACCATAATCATGATACCAGGGAGAAGCGATGATGCTGAGCATCTGACAGCATTCTAGCGGCATCTTGACGATGTGTTTGTCTGGAAGACAAATAGCACTTTCGGCAGGGAATGGATTAGTTACAAAGATATTCATCGGAAAGAAACCGCTTTAAGTATTCTACACCCCAGTCTAATGCCTCATGTGAGATGTCGGTGATGTTTTGTGCCAGAATGTCTTTTGCCTTAACAATTCTATCTTGTCCAAGAGCACGGACACAAGCGGCAGAAACAACCATAAACTCTTCAAGATCATCATTGTTTCCTTTTTTGAATCCACTGATATACAGATCTCGAACTTCTCTCATAAGTTGTTCTGTTTGTGATTCAAATTTAATGGTTCCTTCCTTCAAAGGAATCTCCATATTCTTCATACAAGACATACTAAACTTCATCGCCTTTCTGGTTTCTTCAATAGACAGGGCATAGTCTTTACCATCTCTAAAGGCATATTGAATAATACCATTAGCACACTCCATTACGCGAAGAATAGCAACCTTATCCTTTTCATTATCGGATAGATTGTTAAAGATGGTGTCCCAGTCTTTCATTCCAATGGTCTCACAAATTCATTAGAAACAATGTCTGTAGCATTCATTGACTCATACATGTATGTTACACCAGCACGGGGAACTGTATGGTCTCCACAAGTAAAAACATCACAAACTGCAATACCCATCTCTGGCCAAGTATGGATGCTGATATGTGATTCAGCAAGAAGAGCAATAGCAGTTACACCTTGAGGATCAAACTTATGAGATGAAACATCAAGCAATGTGCTTTTACAAAGTTGTGCTGCTTTTACAAGCACATTGCGAATATGTGACTCATCATCAAGTAGATTCTCAGAACAACCTTTAAGTGTAAAGAGAATGTGTTTCATCAACCAAAAGTAGAGTCGGGTTCCAAAGCAATAAAATACGTCAGGTTGTATTTTGTATTTGTAAACTGAGATAGCAGTTTAGAAGACACTACAACATCGTAGGCACCAGGAATAATCTTGATGTTTTCTACCTTGAAGTTGAAAGTAAACTCTTGATCAGTCTCACCAACCACAATGGCGTATTCATTAGAAGTATCGTTCTTCTTATCACGAACAACGAGTTTCACAACACCTGCCTCGCCAATAGCAGAAAGATCAGGCAGTTGATAAACTGCTGCTGCTTTCACCAGTTTTTCCAAAGAAGCACTGTCCAGTTGGAAGCAAACATCTTGAGAGGGAAGTTGAATATCTTTCTCTGGGGGAGAAATGATAACGTTAGGATCTGCAAAGAAATACTTCACACGACGCTTACCTTCTTTGATAGAAAGATAAGAATCCTCTTTGAAGTCAAGGTCAGGGTCCTGGTGAAGACTCAGACCATTCAGAAACTGGTTGAGATCGTAAATAGCAAAGTCACGGGGAAACTCTTCTGTAATGTCTGCCTCTGCAAGAATATTCTTGGCAACAGAAATAGTACGAAGACGGTTACCCTCCTTCACAAGGATAGAGTTGTTAATACCAGCAAAATTCTTGAGAATAGTGAGGGTGTTATCAGAAAGTTTCATGTTGTTCATTATCAGCGGAATTCAGTAAGACCATTATTTTGACGGGAGTAGTGTCCGTCGAAGTGAAGCAGAAGCATAGCATAGTGAATGACTTTGAGGAGGTCACGCTTATTGCGTCCATCTTTATCACCATAGCGGCTCCCATACTTTAGGATGTTTGCCTGACAGAAACCAGGAGCAAGATCTTTTGCAGCCATCAGGTCAATAGTTTGAATATCTTGGTATTCTTGGTTGTGACCACAATAGTGGCTTCCATAAGTGCTGGTCACATAGTCCTGAATATCTTTCAGGATTTTATCTTCGTTATATTTCCAGAGATGATTAGTATTTTCAGGCATAGTAACAGGGATTTTTTCAAGGTTAAGTGTACCACCACTATTATCAGTCATGGTGAATTGATAATCTGAATAAGGATACTCGTCCATAATAAAGGGAAGGCGCATTTTTACCTTCCCCAATTATATCAGAAAGGTGCTTCTTGGTCAACGGGCATTTGGAAATCAGCATCCACCTTATCATACAGTTCAAGGAATGCTTGCTTGGTTTCATCATCAAAGCGGTTCACACACACTTGGATTGCCTTTGCCTTGTCTTGGAAGATGCTGTAAGCACGGATGATGTGAATCAAACGGCGGGTGCTGATGATTTCCTCAATACCGCCATCATAGAAGGTCTTGCGGATGATGTCTGCCCAGTCCACCAGACGCTTACAGAACTGACGGTCTTCCACACCAAGGTCCAGAGCGATGCCTTCCAGGATCTTCTGCTCAATAGCAGGAGCGGGATAGGACTGCTCAAAGGTCACAGGGAAGCGTTCCAGGAATGCTTCGTTCAGAACATTAGTGCCGATGAAGCGACCATCATCAGAACCCTTACCCTTGGTGTTTGCGGTGGCGATCACATTGAAACCAGCGGCAGGTTTGACCCAGCGACCAATCTTCTTAAGGAACACACCCTTACCTTCAAGAATAGATTGGAGACACAGAATCTTGTTGGAAGCAAGGTCAATCTCATCCAGCAGGAGAATAGCACCACGCTCAAGTGCCTCAATCACAGGACCATTGTGCCAAGCAGTGTTACCATCCACAAGACGGAAACCACCAATCAAGTCATCCTCATCGGTCTCAATGGTAATGTTTACACGAATCAACTCACGCTTCAGTTGGGCACAAGCTTGCTCAACAGAGAAAGTTTTACCGTTACCAGAGAGTCCCGTAATGAAAGTAGGATAGAAAAGACGGGACTCAATAATCTTGCGAATATCACCAAAGTTACCAAACTTGACGAAGGTATCATCTTTTTCAGGGATAAGGTTTTGCTCAACAGCAGGAATAGCAGCAGGTGCTTTTACAACCTGCTCAAACTGCTCTCGTGCCTCTTGGATGGTCAGATTCCACTTACCACGACCAGTCTTATATTGATCAAGTTTTTTCGTAACAGTTTGATAGTTAGCACCATTCATAGCACACCATCCACGAACATCAGCAGCAGTAACGGACTCACCGTAAACTGCCTGAAGAGAAGTGATGATGTAGTCAGCGGAAATGGTCATTGAGTGGTTTTGTTTAACTGAAGTTATTATATACGGAAAAGGGGGTCACAAGGACCCCCAGTGGACAGTTTGGAAATTGGACTATCACTTTCTTCGAAGAGTCTTTTTAGCAGACTTATATGGGACAGGTGGTTTTAATTCTACTGGTTCTGGAGTAGTTGACTCAATAACTGGTTTGATATCTTCTTTAGAAACATCTGAGTTTGAAAATAAATCGGAAAATCTACTCATTAGAGTTATTGGAATTCTTTGAAATATTTATCAAGCAACGAGTTCTACAAACTCTCCAAGAATCTTTTTGTTCATCTTCTTGGACTTAAGACTCTTCACAAATGCAGATTTGATTTGAGTCTTGGTAGCATCTTCGGCAACTTCAAATTCAGCATCTTGTGCGAGAGCATTTGCCGAAAGTCCAAAGTAAGCATTATACCCAGACTTCTTAATAGTAAATGCTTTTTCTTTCTTCCAAATGCTCATGGTCTTCTCAAAGTCTGGTCCATAATATCCACAATAACGACGGATAAAGGAACCAGCATCACGGGAAGCAAGCACACGAATACCAATGAAGTTCATGTCCTTAAACTTATCCCGCAGATTTTGAAGAAGAACATCAGTAAACTCATACCACTCACAATCAAGCGAATAAGTCATACCAGTCTTACGATCACGCAAGAAGGCATTAGGTCCAATATATGCAGTGCCCATAAAAGGATCATCTTCCCAGCGGCGTTGAACTTCACGGTGATATTTGGGCATTGCTGCCTCACCATCGGTTAGAACAACACACTGAATCTTTTGAAGTTTGTTCTCTTGTTGGAACTTAGGAAGAATCTGATGAAGAGCGATCAAGGTCTCATTAAGAGGAGTACCAGAGAGACTCAAACCATAAGGAATAGTATAGCGAGCATGAGAGTTCCAACGAAACGCAGTAGCAAGACGAAAGATATTCTTCATCTGCTCTTCCAAAGTTTTAGCATTGGTCTTGCTGGTGAGCATATTCATCAGCGAGAACCATTCACCAACTTGAACCAGTCCATCTTTTTTGGTATAAGCAAGTTCACGGAGGTTTGCCTTGTTGTCCTCATCATACTTCACCAGAGGATAATCACTGGTAAAGGCATAAACATCAAAGGGGATAGCAACTTTCTTACAGAACCACACAAGGTTGAAGAGTTGCTTGACGGTATCCAGCATCACATCACTCATTGAACCAGACCAGTCAAGGATGAACACCAGACCATGATTCTTACCATCAGCAAGAGTGGTGACTTTCTTAAAGAGATCTTCGTTATATTTGTAGGTATGAAGTTTAGTGCAGTCCAGAACTCCAGTGCGGGCAGTAGAAGCACGAGCATATGAATCTGCTGCCTTGCGGCACTCAAACTCTTTGACCAGATAGTTTACTTCTTTCTGGGCAGAACGCTTGAACTCCACGAACTTTTTATCAACTTCACCAAAGATTTCGTCAGATGTGAACTCCTTATCTTCCAACCAGGAGTTCCAATATTCCCTACACTTATCATGAATTTCAGCATTAGGGACAATAACTTTATCCAAATCAAGTTTGGGCAACTCAAGGTAAACATTCTCCTGCCCGTTTTGTTCAACCAAATCTTTGAGTGCTTCTTCAAGTGAATCCATAGTTTTCACTTCTGGTTCATCAATCTCACCACCAGTAGAGGTAGGTCTCTGCTGCTCCTGTTCGGCAGTTCCACCATAAGAGTCAGTATCACCAGGTTGCTCCTGGTCACTTTCATTCTCACCCTCAGGTTGATCGGAGAAGTCAGATGCAGGTTGGTTACCACCAGTTTGCTGAGACTCCAAAGAGTCCATCTGAGTTTTGGTTTCTTCCTGCTGCTTTGCCTTGCAAAACCTATAAAGTTTCCAAGCAGCAGCAAGAACATCAACAAAAGTTTCAGTCTCTCCAATCAGAGAAACAAGTTCTTTCTCATCATCCTCAAAAGGAATATCCACAAAGTTGCCGATTTTATAATATAGATTTACCTTATCAGCAAGATTATAAGTAGTAAGATCGTCATCAGCAATCTGAAAGAAGTCTTGCTCCGCAAGTTCTTCATAACCTTTATAGAAGGTCTTAGAAAGACCAGCATAACGACGCTTCATCAGTTTCTCAATGCGAGCATCCTCAACCACGTTCACAAACTGGGGAGGAATCTTGTGAGTCTCCAACCAGTTTTCATCTGGAGTGTAGAGAGCATGACCAACCTCGTGACCCACCAGAAGGTCATAGACGGTGCTGCTTGCCTTTTCCCACATAGGCAGAGTCAGAACACGAGTATGGACGTTAAAACAAGCAGTCTCCACTTTCTTGTGCTCAACCACAAGATCTTCGGTAGCAAGCAGCTTAGCGAGTTGAGACTTGATTTCGTGGCTGACGGGCATCGGTCTGTTGCGTATGGACCTATTATACAAAAAAAGGAGGTCCGAAGACCTCCCAGTGGACAGTTTGAAAAGTGTCCTCAACGACCGAAATCTGGTCCTCCTGGATTAACACCAAATGGTAATTCTTTATCAAACTCTCTGCTTCTTTTTTTTGCTGATGGAGGTGCTGGTTTTGCTGGTGCTGGTTTCTTTATCATTGATGAACTGGGGGCATTGTCTCTTGCACGATCCCTAGCGTAATCAAATGTACCCTTCACATTTTGTACTTTTTGTTTGAGAGTATCTACTCCCTTCTCAACAGTTCCAACTACTGTTCCAGCAGCTCTGGCCACATTATCTGCGGTTTGCCCAATCCAACCCTCAACAATACTCTGTCTCCACTCTTCACTCATATTTGCCATAATAGCAAGAGCTGACTTGTTGGTATCAGCATAACCTTCAGCAACCAGATATTCTAAGAGGTAGTCAAAAAGATCAACCTCTTCTTTCATCTCATTTTCTTTCTCTTCTTTCTCTTTCTTTTCTTTCTTTTTCCCCTTCATTTTAGGAGTTTCTTCCTTATCACCACACTCCTCATCATCTTCCATCTCATCTTCCATTTCTTTGCCGTATCCTTCATAGATACTAGCATATGCTTCTTTAATAAGGCGAAGTTCTTTTGAATCCATTTTCTTATAGTTTTTAGTTATTTATGTTTAAGCAATTTTTTTGGTATCAACTCTAGGAATACCATATGTTTTAGCGTGTATTTCCTTACCAAGATTTTCAGCTTCTGCTGTTCTACCCTGCTTAATTAACTCACGATATTTTTGAACTTCAGGATCCGCTGGTTTTGCCGCTGGTCTCGCTACAGGTGGAACAACTCTTTTCCTTTCGACTGGTTTTGCTGCTACAGGTTCCACTGTTCTTGATTTTTCTAGTGGTGTTTCAGGCATTGGATCAATAGGATCAAATGTTGCCTTTGCCTTTGGTTTGGGCATTGGATCTATTGGATCAAATTTTACTCTTGTTTTTAAATAATTTTGGAATGGAGTTTCTTTAGATTGACGTGCTTTTAGTTCACCACTCACTCTTTCCCACTCTTTAGGATTTGCTGCCTTTGTTAATACATCTGCAGTTTTTGTAACAATTCCAGTTAAAAGTGCTCCACCAAGAACAGACTTAGGAGATACCTTTAAAGATGGTTTTGGACTGACCGTTGGTGAAACCTTTGGAGGAGTTCCAATTTGGAATGCTGCTGGTTTTGGAGCAGGTTGAGTAGATGCTCCTCTAAAAATATTAGTTAAATTTGTAGGTCCTGATGGTGGTTTGATAGGCATTTTATCAATACCAGTCATCATTCTATACATTTTAGAAGCTATTTGCATTCCCTTCATCCAATTCTCATTGATGGTTGACATCATGAAAAGAGATTCTTCATTTGTATTTCCTTCTTCTACAAGTCTATTAAACACAAAATCATATATGTCTTCTTTAATTTCCATCTTTCAAACTACTTTTTAGATATTTATTAAAAAAGAAGCGTCCCGTGAGAGACGCTTCTTGAGTGCTTGGCGACGTGCCTTTGCTTGTCGGAGTGCTTGCGGTTTCAGTTTTCGCTTCTGCTCCTTTTTAGAGTGATGCTTCCAGTTTGGGACTTGCATTAGTCTTGTGTTGTTGAAGACATTTTACGGGAAAAACCTTTGACTTTCTCAAACCTTATGACACTTTCAAATTTGTCATGTAGGTCTGACTTATGGGAGATAACAAAAATATTAGCATCCTTAATCACATAGCGGATAATTTTAAGAAACTCATCAGTTCCAAAACCATCAAGAGAGGAATCAAATACCTCATCCATAATCAGCAGGTTTGTATTAGCGGAGTTTTTGACTCTCGCCACTTCTCTCCAAGTGAAAAGTAGGGATAGGTCGATTCTCATTTTCTCACCCTCGCTAAAAGAAGAATATGAAAAGTCTTCGTGAATGGGTGACTTTACTGTTTCGTTAAACTCTTCGTCAAGATGGAAGTTTATATAAAAATCCATCATCTGAAGGTAACGATTTACCTGCTGATTTATGAACGGAAGATACTTCTTAATGATCTTCGTTTTTACACCATCATCCTTAAGTAAGGAATAGGCAAAATCGTGATAGACGATTTCTTGTTTTCTATCTGAGAGGTCTTCGATTGTCTTTTGGAGATTTGTTCTAAATTCTTCTAGCTTCTCATGTTCAGAATTTCGGTTTGCAAGGTTCTCGGTAATTGTTTGAATTTCATGCTCAAGATCTCTGATTTGTCTTTGGTTGAGACTAATCCGAGTATTGTTTTGAGAAATGCCATGCGTTAAATTTGTAATCTCCTGGGAAAGTGCGGTGAATTGACGCTCTCTCTCTTGTTCGAACTTTATTGTTTGTTCAAGTTCTTCATAACCATCCTTAAGTTCCTTTGCCTTATTTTGAGCGTCTGTAATTCTATTTAACCGAAACTCTTCCTCAATACTTTGAGTACAGGTAGGGCAGACCGTATTTTCAGTAAAAAACTTATGCTCTTTGGTAATGGCAGATACCTTTTGAGAAATCTTTCCTTTGAGATTATTGAGCTTTACTAACTTATCTCCCGCTCCAATGACTTCCTCCTGTTCTTTTGCGAATGAATGAATCTTCTCTTCTATTACTCCATTCTCATCCATATAAATGCCAACTTCTTTATCAAGATTGGTAATCTTTTCTCTATTGGCGTTAATATTGGCATTTCCGCGATTTTCTAACTCTTCAATAAAGTCTCTTTGCATCTTCATCTTATCTTTTAGAGTTTCTTTCTTCAACTCCAAAGATTTAACTTGCGTTTTCTTCTCTTTAATAGAATCTTTAAGGATATTATTCATCGCAGAGAAAATACGAATATCCAGAAGATCCTCAATAACCTCACGGCGATTAGAAGAAGTCAACTGCATAAAAGGTACAAAAGTACTACTACCCAAAATCACAATCTGAGTAAATGACTTATAGTTTAGTTTGAGAATACTCTCTTCAAGGATACGCTGCATTGCGCGGTCATCTGCTTCACGATGAAGTGGAGTTCCATTAACCACAATATCAAACACAGAAGGTTTGATACCACGACGTACAAGATACTGACGACTATTAATACTAAACTCAATCTCAACCACACACTCGCGTTCATTGGTAGTATTCACCAACTGTGGTTTATTGATTTTACGATATGGTTTATTAAACAGTGCAAAAGTAAGTGCGTCCAAAATTGTGGACTTACCTGCACCATTTGTTCCAACAACAAGGTTAGTCCTATGTTGATTTAGTTCTACTTCCGTAAACTGATTACCTGTAGAAAGGAAATTACGCCAACGGATCTTTTGAAAGGTTATCATTCAATTTCGGGGGAATAACGATGTCGTTTGGTGTTATCACAGCATATCGATAATTATACATCCTGCACGTCCTAATAGCAAGTGCTCCATCAACTTCTACTACATCCATCTCAATATCTTCTTCATCTTCCTCAAGCATCATCGCATAGCGATTAGCATCATCTTCCTCTTCGAACAGAAACAAAACTTTATTTCCTTTTTTATCTTGAACGGCATATGCACCGTCGTCTTTTCTGTCTCTAAGAGTGAGAAGAAACATTACTCAACCTCGCACGCTTGTGAATATATCTTCTGCAGAATACCTTTGACGATAGACTTATCACATTCCATTTCTGCTTCATCAATATATCTATTCAAGATAGAAATTGTGTTTTCACTTTCTTCTACTTCAAAGTCTTCACTTTCATGTATCTCAAAGTTTTCAACAATCTTGAGTTCTTGAATACCAGCGGAATAGAGTTTATCAATAAACTTTTCAAAGTCTTTTGGTTTACTCTTCTTCTTGACGATTACCTTAACGATCTTACCTTGATACTCACGGGCATCAAAGAGTTTATAGTTGGTATCATCGAAATAGATGTTATGAAAGATGCGATAGGGATTATTGACTGGGGTATGCTCTAAGGTCTCAGTATCAAAGATATGGAACCCACGAGTATCATTCACATCATTCCAATACATCTCATAAGGATTACCTAAGTAGAAGATTTTCCCGTTGTCCGATCGAGTGTGATAATGTCCCGAGAAGACAGTGGTGAACTTCTCAAATAGTTCGCACTCCATACCATCTTCCATGACGTGCCCACGATGAGCTCTGAATCCGTTGAGCTCAAGGTGCCCCATCGCACAGTTGCTACGTGAAGCTTTAACAGATTTGATAGTGTTTTCAAGATTTTCATTATTGATCCAAGGAATAAAAAGTACGTTTAAGTTATCTAGTTTTACCTCTGTTACTTCTGGATAGACAATAACATTATTATATTGACTGAGAAGAAGACCAACCGAGTTAACTGAATTGGTATTTTTATAGTAGGCAGTATGGTTACCAACGATAGTGTGGACAGTTATTCCCATCTTCTGAAGACGGTCATAATAGTTTTCCTTTGCCCACTCCAATGCCCACAAGTCAATAGACCTTCGGTTATCAAAGGTATCTCCCATATCTACAACAACTTTAATGTTGTGCTCCTCAAGATATGGGAAGAAGATATCGTCGTAAAATCTTTTAAAATGGTCGTGAAGGAATTTTGAAGATTTACGAGCACCGAAATGCTGGTCGCTTATAATTGCTATCTTCATCGGTTCTTGTAAGTGATAGCGTCTTTGATACTATTATAGTCGGAACTATGCCCAGAAAGCAAGCTATCGTCAACCATCATAACCTCATCAAAACCAGTGCGTTCAATAATCTTGGTCTTGATTTCCAGTTGCTTCTTCTCCTTCTGAATGCGTCTCAGGAATGCATAGTGAATGATTTGAGTGAAGTAAGCAAATGGGTTCTTAGACTTATCTGGGTCAAAGTTGTGAATATATTGAACACAATTCTCAATTCCGTCAGAAATCATATCGTCCCTGAACATATAGTTCACAAAGTTTGGCTTATAAGACAAATGAGTTGCAATCTTCAAGAAGCATTCACCAAGATAGTTTGGAATAGGTGGTTTGCCTTCCCATCTTTTTGCTCTATCTTCCCTGGTGGGTTCTCTACCGTTGATCTCAGTAAAACTCTTTTCTACCTTCGAACGATAAACAATCAGTGCCTCAAGCAACTCCTTGTTGTTAACGTAGTGTTCTGATTTCTTTTTAGACATAACATTGGTTTTGTAGATAACTTTTTGTTATGTTAATTATACCACACTTTAAGGACTTGACAAAGTATCAAAATGTGTGTAGACTACCTTTGTCCCGGTTGAAGAGAGAGCTTTAGCTATCTTTAAGATCTTTATTACTATTATAGATTCTTTCCAAAGTTTTTCTAGCATCTTCTACTGAAGATACATATCCCATATTCTTTGTTACTTCAGCTTTACCTGCAGAAGAGTTTTGTGGTAGAGATTCATAGTCATCATCATCTTCTTCAAGATATCTATTGTAAAAATCGATAATATTCTCATCATTAACCTCAGTCATAGTAATAATCTTATCAAGTTTTAAAACAAAGAAATCATCACCTGGTATTTGCATCCATGGTTTTATTTTTAAACCATAAGCACTACCAGAAGATATTACTTTCATTATTACTGGATTTTGAAGAATAAGTACAGGATCTCCATCATTCTCATCAATACAGACAAGAGCAAAGATTTCTTCACCAGTAATTAATTTAATAGAACTATAGAATTCTTCTCCCATTAGTTTTTAAGCGGAATGTTTACAATATCATAGTTAAAGTTTTCTTCGTTATAAACTTTAATTCTTTCGATTAAATGATTAAGGGTATAATTTCTCCTAGACTTGTAGGAAATGTCGTCAGCAATATCATATAAAGTTGCCTTTGTTTTATTATTGCCTTTTCTGAGGACTCTTCCAATACTTTGGAGATTTCTGATTCTGGATTTTGAAGGAGAAGCAAAAATAACATTGTGGAGATTTTTAATGTTAATACCAGTAGAGAATGTTCCGTATGAAGCAACAATGATTGCGTTGTTTTCTCTTTCTGTAATCTCTCTAACCTTCTCTCTATCTTCAGTAGCTACTCCACCATGCACAAAGAAGACATGACGATTATCTGCCTTTGAGTTATTTATCATTTCATATAATGGTTGACCATGACCTTCTACTCTTGAAAAAAGAATTAGAGTATTGCCTTTAAGATCAAGAGCAAGGTTACGAATAAACTTATTACGTCTTTCGTGATTAATAATATATTGAACTTCTTCCTCAAAGTTTTCAAACTTATGTGGTGAGTGTTTCAATAGAAGCACGTTGATGTCCAACTTAGCAACATGTCCCTTTTGCATCAGTTCTTCTGTTCTGATGATTTTATATGAAGGACCGAATAGACCCTCCAATACCCACTTATGAGTTTGAGTTCCATCAAGAGTCCCTGTAAAACCAAATCTGTATTTTGCATCTGAAAGTTTAGACATTATAGATATTAGAGACTTAGATTTGAACTGGTGTGCCTCATCTCCAACAACCACATTAAATCTTGAAAAGTATTGACGGGGAAGTTTGTAGATAGACTGCCAGGTGGTGATTATCACCTGAGAATCTGTCTCTCTTTCTTTCCCCGCATAGATCTTGTGGCAAAATGAACCGACATCCCATCCATAGTCTTCAAAATCTTTATACATCTGTTCTACTAGGGAAGTCGTCGGAACGACTATCAGAGTATTTTGTCCTTTCTCAACGTAATATCTCACAATCGAGTATATCATCAGGGACTTTCCAGAAGCAGTTGGAGATATCAGCAGCTTTCTATTATGTCTTAAAGCGTCGTATACTCCCTCTACTTGATATTCACGGGGAGCGTACTTGCAGATAGAATTCATGTAATCTTTTACACCTTCCTTTGAGATGAAGTCATTTACTTCAAAAGGTGTACCATAAAACTTATTATTTACAAATTCAAAACTGTAATCATGAGTCTCACAAAATCTTGTGATTTTATCCAACAGACCTACATAAATTTCTCCAGTCTGCGTATTAAATAGACGAATTTTTCCATCCCAGTATTTGTTACGATACTGAGGCATAAACTTTGCGCCTGGTACATCAAAGGTAAACTGGTCTGCTAATTCATAGTAGACGTGTGGATCTGCTTTTACCTGAAGATATACTTCGTTCTTTTTTAAAATAACCAAATGAGACATAACCCATAAGTTTCACCTATGGGTATTTATTGTCTCAGTTAAAACCTGCTTGGAAGCGATGCCACTCTATGGCGTTTTTGATTTGAAAAGTTCTATTAGAAATCGTCTTGATAATGTCCTCAAGAAACTTCAACATTACATCATAGTATCGAATCTTGATATCAATCTTAGTTAACTTCTCATCTGCCTCTAGATGCCTCTGTAAGGCGTCTTTGTCTCTAACTTTATATGGGAAAGGTTCTTCCTCATAAACCTCCACTGGTGCCTTTCCAGTGTAATAATTATAGCGTTCTAATTTTACTTTACTGTAAGTCTCTTTTGCTTTTTCACGTAGCAAAGTAATGGTATTATAAACCGTGTAATACTTTGCATGTAGTTGTGGAATTTTTATTGATTCATCGTGTAGATTATCAGGATCGATTTGGGAATCTCTTTCCCACATCTCCTGAATTTGTTCAAGGTTCATAAGCGAGTTCTGCCGTCAGAATCAACGATAATGTATACAGTATACTTGAATGTTGCCTCTGCTGTAAAGTATTGGATATCTGTAGCGGAGGTATCAAATTCTAAAGAAGTTAAGGAAACAGGAAACAAGTCTCTAAACTTGACTATGCTGTTTACTCTGTAGTTGCTGTTTAGAATAGATAGACTTCCATCACTAAACTGTTCCTGCAATTGATCTTTTTGACCATCAATATCAGTGGTAAGATCGATAAAGTCTTGTGGAGTTTCTGGGAAACCAAGTCCAGTTAACCAGTTATGAACCGCCATATAATTGGTCATATCTTCATCAACCAAGAACTTGAGGGTTAGATCTCCATAAGTTAATTTTTCACCAGGAATATCAATATCTTTAAGATATGATGATTGTGATGCTAACTGTAGATTTATCTCTGGTAGTCTAGCACTGGTGCAGAAAAAATCAACCTTTGGATGCTTAGATAAACTAAACTGAAACCCAGTAGGAGAAAGAAAATTTCTGTTTTGTATTTGGTTTCTAAAAGGTGAAACGGACATTATCAGTTTTATTTGTATTTAGATAAAAAAAGGGGGTCCGAAGACCCCCCTGATAGATATGTGAATCGAGATCACATGAGATTCTGAACCTTGACTCTTCTGTAGTAACGGTTGACGTTCTGGGTAAGAGCGCCAGCGCCAACGGTGGTTCCTTCCGCGAATGGGTTTGCGACCATGCCGTAGCGGGTCTTAAAGCCAATCTTGGGCTGGAAGGTGTCCTGACCAACGGCACGAACCATTTGGAGAGGAACGTATGGGCAGTAGAAGAGACCAGCGTCATAAGGTGAAGAACCCTTATAACCAGCAACGTAGTACTGATCAGCACCAAGGTTTGCCGAATATGGGTCAATGTAGACGCGGAACTTACCAGCAAGAATACCTGCGAAGGTGTTGCCGGTGTCGTCAACGTTGAGGTTAGCGTTGAGTGCAGGGGTGTAATCAAGTACACCAGCCATGGTGAGGGCGGAAGCAACGTCTGCGGAGCAGAGGATCATGTTGCCCTTTCCTCTACGAGTTCTCTGGGCGATAGCGTTAGCGTCACGCTCGATCTGGAAGATCAGACCCTTGAACTTCTCAACTGACCAACGACCGTTGGAGTCAACGTCGAGGTCGAAAGCGCCTTGGGTAGCTACGTTAGTAGCAGCACCTTGCTCAGCAACTCTGTAGATGGTTCTGATGACTTCGCGGTTGATCTCAGCAAGAATCTCAGTTGAGAGAATGTTTGCGAGTTCAGCCTCAGCATTCAGACCATGAATTGCCTTGAGGTCCTGAGCGAGTTCTAACGAGTACTCAGCTTTCAGAGCTCTTGACTTGGCGGTAACGGTGACCTTCTCGATCGAGAATGCCATTTCGTTGAACGCACCGATGCCGTCACCTAGGTTCTCAGCATCGTCGGTACGCAGACCCTGACCTACGCTGTAGGTGTCGCCAACAATACCTGAAGTTGGGTTAAGAGCAGCAGGGTTTGAACCAGCCTGACCGGTTGTACCCATACCAACAGCACCAGCGGTGAAACCAGCGGTACGGTTGAAGTTGCTGTCCTGACCAGAGAATGCGGAATCTGCCTCATTGAACAGAGCTTCAGCACCACCTTGGGTCTTATACTTGGAGCGCATTGCGAAGATGAGTCCAGTAGGACCACTCATTGGTTGAACGCCAGCGAGGTCATAAGCGACCAGGTTAGGCATTGAACGACGGATCAGGGAGATCAGAACTGGATCGAAACCAGCAACGGTCTGACCACCTGCTGAGGTGTAACCACCGTTACCAACAGCGTTGGTTGGTGATTCGTGAAGGAATTCGCGCTCTTCACGAAGAGCGATTTCTTGGTTCTCCAGGAGTTGAGCAGTAACGGCTCTACGATGGGAATCCTTGATAGGATCCATACCATCATAGTCCAGAAGGGGTGCCCACTTCTCCTGCAGATGCTCGTTTAGGGGCATTTGCATTTGATCTTTACCTCTTTTAAAAAGTTAGTTTGAACTGTTATTATTTAGAAATCACTTTTTAGCGACTCTTCTCAGAGTATCCATGTAGGATTCCATTAATGGTGATGCTGATACTTGACCAACAACACTGGTGCCTTCAGAGATAGTCTCTGAGTGGTCTCTTTGAGCGCCAGCGTGCTCTGGGAAGTAAGACTTCTTCAGAGTTACTAGCTTCTCACGATAGTCTGACTCACTTTCAAACTCAACATTTTCGGCAAGAGTAGCGAGCTTGTCTTTCTGAGAAAGGGCAAGTCCTTCAGCGACTTCTGCAAAGATTACATCAGCAACTGACTCGGCTAATCTCCTATTAAGAGCAACATTTCTTTCGATTTGCTCGTTGAGTTTAGACTCCATTTCATCTAGTTTATCTACCATGCTCTCGATTACATCATATCTATCTTCAGGGATGGTTACATAATGTTCTTCAAAAAGACCCTTCATTCCAGCGAGGAATGATTCGGTCATTTCAGTCTTAAGACCGTGCTCAACAGCGAGAGCGTTCTCTTGGATCCACTCATCGGCAACATACTCAAGGTATGCGTCGAGTCTTTCGGTCAGACCTTCTTTAATAGTTTCAATCTCTTCTACAAGAACAGTCTCGTATGCAGATTGAAGATTTTCCTTGATTTCGTTAACCTTTGATGTGATAGCAGCTTCGAAAATAGTGCGTGCCTTCTCTTGGAATTCCTCAGAAAGCTCTTCGCCTTCGAAGAGAGCTTGAACATCTTCTTCGATGTTGAACTCAGGTGCTTCCTCTTCGGTGACGACTTCCTCTGCAGAGATTTCTTCTTCAGAGATTTCCTCTTCAGTTACCTCTTCTTCTTCAGCAACAACTTCTTGCTCTTCATCAGCCTCAACTTCCTCGGCTCTAGCGGCTCTGGCGTTGACTACATTTTTGACTTGAGCAAGGGTCTTGCCTGGGGTCTCCAGTTTATTGGAGTCGTCGTCGGGTCTTGAGTTCTCGGGGGTAGGACCACCAAGATCCTCATAAGGAACACCGCTAGCTTGCATTGGTTCAGCAGGTGCAGCGTTTTGTGTTACTACGTTTTCCATTTCCTGTAAGTTGCTATCAGCGGACATTTTCTTTTGATTAACTTTGGTATAATCTATATTTATTTATAAATCAGAGATTTGATAAGAATTCGTTGAAAAGATTTAACTTATACTCTTCAAGCATTCTTTGATCGACAAGAGTATTAATACGTCTTTTTGTATTCTCTGCGAGTTGTTCACGAAGGATACCACCTTCCCAAACCCACTCTTTACCTTCCATAATTCCATTGACGAAAGCATCAGGAGCGGAAGGATCGGCAACGATATCAGCAGCAGTTGCTAACTGGAAATCTTCACCAACAATCTTGTGACCTTCGTTGGTCATTCTAAGTGAACCAACACCACGAGAAGAAACGCCAAGCATAACGCCAGACTCAAGAAGTGACTTAGCGATTTTGCCCATTGGGGTTTCAAGAATCTGTGCCTTACCTACAAAGTTATTACCTTCTTGGTTGAGGCAAGTGATCTTGTGTGAAACACGATCAAGATTAACGGTAGGACCATCTGGGTGACCAAGTTCGCCAAGAGCACGACCCTTACAGACGAAATTTTCGTTATAACGGGTTACTTCTTTAGAAAGAGTATCGATGGGGTACATTCTCCCATTGCGATTCTTGATCTCACCTTGAAGAAATACACCTTCGATGTATAACCTCTTGTTAGGACCTTTACCTTCGGTGATAACTTTTACGTTAGTTACTTCTTCTGTGATTAGTTTCATTTGTTTACCCAGTAAAACCTACTTTTGCACCTTTTACAGTATCAGCACTAGCAAATACGCAATATGATGGTTGCTTCTCAAGATACTCTACAGAGTTTGGAGGCATGGTCATTGAACCAATACCATTTCCACTTTGCGTCTCAACAACAGTAACTAATGCTGCACTTGCGGAGTTATTAACAAGACGGACAACAGTAGCATTACTAAAACTAGTTGCAGTTCCTGTTGTAATTGGCAGATTAATTTCATCCGCCAAAAGCAAAGTTCTTGCCATTATTCTTGATCCTCTTGTGATTCTTGTTCAGTTTCATATTCATCGCCAAACAAAGATGCCGCTACAATAGGTCTAGCAACATCAATTTTTTCAGCGGCTTTTGCGAATAATGCACTTTTAATAGCATCAGAAACATCCGATGCTTTTGCATCTGTCGCAATCAAATCGATAATATTATCCATGAAATGTTATAGTGTATATATTGTATATTTATATCTCTGCTTTTTTAGCGTCCTTTTGCATTTGAGCATCTACATCTGATGCATCCTGTTCCATATCTGGTTCAGTTGGAACCTGACCCAAATCTCCACCTTGAGGTAGAGGCTCTCCTGTAATTGGATCAATCATTGAAGGATCTGGAATGATACCTTTTTGAATCTCATCTTCAATCTGCGTATCAATTTCAATGATTTCAGCATCAGTTTGTCTGAGAATTTTCTTTCTTACATATTCAGTAGAGTAATACTTGCCAATGTAAGGTTCGATAGTTGCAAGGTTTCCGAGTCTACTTTGAAGTAGTTCTGCTTCTTTTAGTTCGGCAAATTGATTATCATACAGGAAATCATACTGAATATGATCAGACATAATCTCCCAGTCTTCGGGAGTAACAATATTTTTGAGAATCAATTGCGTTCTCAGCATATCGTTGAACATCTGAGAGAATCTCTTTCTCAGACGACCAACAAACTTAGCAAACTTAAGTTCGTCTCTCAGAATTTCAGAAGAACGACCAAGATTGAATCCACCATCAGCAGCGATTCTTGACTCAGGAACACCAAGTGCTCTATATAGTTTCTTTTGGAAATACTCAATATCGGCAAGTTCTCCTAAGTTTTGTCCACCAGGAAGTGTGGTAATTTCTGTACCACGACCACCCTCTCTTCTTGGAAGCCAGAAGTCTTCCATCATGGACATAAACTTACGGTCATCACGGATTTCTCCAGTTGAAGCGTCGTAGGCAAGTTTATTTCTGTAGCGAGACATAACCTCTTTCAGGTATTGCTCTGCCTTTACCTTAGGTAGGTTACCAACGTCAATATAGAAAATACGACGCTCTGGTGCTCTAGACAATCTATAGATAACCAAAGAATCTTCAATCATACGAAGTTGATTGAGTGCTTTGATTGCCTTATGCATATAAGACAATACTGTTCCTTTGTTCCTATCTACAAGACCAGAACTACAATATACAATGGAGTCCTTAGCAATTTTTACACCTTTTACTTTACCACCGGCACCACTGAAAGTTCCGCTTGGATAATTTGGTTTTGGTGTATAAACAAAATACTCTTCAATTTGTGGTTCTATTATCTGATCGGAATTATTTTTTCCTCCCATTGCAGCATTAGCAATAGCAAGACCGCGCTTGTCCTCTTTCTTTTCCTGACGGACAAACTTCATTTTCATTGGGTCAATGTATCTCAAGTCCTGAATACCTGCCTGAGGATTCTTGAGGTCAATGACTTTCAAATAGTAAAGTCTTCCGTCAACATACCAATTTCTAAAAATTTCATGGCACTTCTTATCGAAGTCCATTATTTCTTTGAGATATCTAAACTCGTCTCTAATTACCTGTTTCAGTCTATCACTAGCATTCAAGTTTGAGAGCTCAATCTCAACTGGAGAATCATAAAGATCGCTAACGATGGCTTCATTCACAACATCTTCAATGGCTCCATCACACTCTGGGTGAAGAGCCATTTCACGATATCTTTTAATTAAATCATGCTCAGTTCTATAGACACCTTCAATATCAAGATAATGCCCATAAAAACCACTACTAATATAGTTATCAACCCCGTCCTCATTAGTTTGAGGAACGGGGGAAATAACTGAAGGTGGTTTACTTTGGTCGCCGTCAATAGAAAAACCAAAAAGTCGTGCCATCGTATAACTGTTTGCTTATTATTGACTATTTAGTTGATGTCTTCACCACCAGCATTTGCAGCATTACCTCTTACTGCTTCCCACCAGAGAACTTGGAGTTCAACAGTAAACTCTTGAATAACACCAGTACTATCATATGATAGATCAATAGGTGCAACTTGAGTTGGGAAAACATCATAGAAATGATACTTTCTCAGGGTGCCGCCGTTACGATCAAGTTGGTAGATGTAAGCATCTGCCTGATAATCTGCTGGATTGGTTAGACCAGTGTTATCAGATACTCTATTTACAGTATTCATCCACTTTTCGAAAGCGGAACGAATAGCAAAGTCAGTATCGTTGATAACAGTGATTGTCCAAGTATCGAATGTACGATCTCCTGCTACTTTGAGGATTCTTCCTCTGAAAGGAACCTCAATAGGAGCAACATTGGATGCTGGAAGGTTTGCTGCCTTAACAAGGAAACGTGCCTTGTTAAGGATATCATTCAAACCATCAACTTGAACTGTGCTTGGGAATGAAAGCTCAACCTCAAAGAGGTTAGAGCGAGCACCGCCACCAGTCAGCTTACTCTTGAAGTCAGTAATCTTTCTTAGTGGGGGTGGATTAAGTTGATTTCTAGTTGCCATTTTTGTTTGCCTCTAAGGTTGATTAATCAAATAATTATCAGACGTTACCGATGACTTCCGAGAAGGAAACCCCAGTTCTGGTGGCGACAAAGGTTAGACCGATGAAGTTGATCGATCTGTTTGGTTTGATGTAGATATCAGCAACAAACTCGTTGTTGTCGATAACAGCAGCAGTATTATTTGTTTCATCACAAATAACGACATAATCAAAGATTCCTCTCTTAGCCTGGACATCGCGGAGGAATGGTTCAACAATATTTACAAAGTTGGTTCTTGTGATCTCATCGTTGAACTCGAACAGTTGATCCCTAGCGGCAGCAGCAATTGCTTGCTCCAGATAGATGAAGAGGCGGCGAACGTTGATTCTATCGAACGCTGAAGACTTGGCGAAACCAGTCTTATCACCAAATAGAACGATACCATCACCAGGCGAGAAGATAACAGGGTTGATTCTGTTAGAATACAACTTATCTCTTTGGACCTTGCTTGGGTTGTAGGTCAACTTAACAGCGTTGAGGATAGCACCTCTAGCAGTACCAGCAGGTGAGAACCATGGGAAGTTGTTGAGGTCGTTTCTAGCACACAGACCAGCAATATCACCATTTAGTGGGATATAACGGAAGGCATCAGAGAATCTATCATAAGTGTACTTATAACCACTATCAAATACAGCGTAGGATGATGAAGTGATAGGAGCGTAGAAACTCAGAACATTATCGGTAATATCAGAGTCCGAGTTAACCGTTACTGAACCAACAGCACTATCGTTAAGGAACGCTAGTCTGTATGGTGAGATGAATGCGATAGCATCTTGTCTTGCTTCAGCAACTGCAATGAGTTTATTAGCAAGAGCTTGTGCAGTCTCCTTAGCATAATTTGCTGAACCCATCAACAGGAAGTCAATATCATAGTTATCGGTATTCTCAAAGATACCATAACCAGAAGATAATTTGGAGAGAGTTGAAGTTAGAGCACCAGACGAGGTGAGGTCTGTTCCATCATCATAGTTCTTACCACCACCTAGGGTGTAAGTGTTGCTTCCAGAAGCTGCAAAGTTAACTCCATCAGCATCTTGATCCCAACCGATGTCGCTAGCAAGAGTAAAGTTGCTGCTAAACGCTGTTGTTGTAATACCAGCAGGAGCAGAACCACCAAAGACGTTTGTTGAAACGTTATAAAGATACTTTCTCCAGTAAGAAGAAGAACCTACAGAGTACTCGGCATCCTTTGCCTTGGAAAGTGCAACGTGCTTCTCAAGAATAGTACCAGCGTTTCCACTTACGGTTCCTTTGTCGTCAATAACAACAACATGGATTTCGTCGAATCTTGAGTTTCTAGCAGCAGCATAAGATGAAGTTGCAGGTCTATCAACGAGTGTATTCCAAGCAATGGTTGCTCCACTAGAAAGAGAAATGGTTTGTTGGTCAAACCAATCTTGTCTTGAGGTGTATGCCGTTTGACCTACTGCCGTTGTCTGACCAGTGGTGTGGATAGCAACAGAACCAGATGATGAGAAAGCATAAACACCAGCAGGTTGATAGTCAACCGAAGTCTCAGTTCCAGCAGCAGAAACGTGTGATAGAACTTTAACTTGAAGTGAGTATGGTGAGTCTGAAGTTCCAGAACCACTAATACCTGTGACGATTCCCTTTAGATAACCATCAAGGGTGCTGGTTGAACCAGAACCTGGTAGGGTGGATGAAATTGCCTGTGTGATACCATATCCAACAGAAATAGTTGGAACTGTAGCACTTGTTTGAACGCCAGCAATAATTTGATCTGCTTTAGCGTCAATAGTGGCGACTCTAACGCCATTTGCCCAAGAACCAGGGTTTCTAGCAGTAAAGGTTACTCCACTGATAGTGTTCTCCTGATAACCTAACTGACCATAATGTTCAGTACTCTTAATCTTGATACTAGATGCTGTTCCAACAAAAGCATTTGTAAGAGCATTATCGTCTGCTCTAACAACTTGAAGATTACCACCATACGCTAAGTATGAAGAGGCAACCATCCAATGCTCATAGTGCTTGTCGGTATTGTATGGCTCACCGAAATTCTTCAGTAGATCGGCTTCATCGCCAACAAGAACAGGTACATCGACTGGTCCCTTAGCAAAGGGAGCAACCAGAGCACCTACTGCACCATTAGTAGCATCAACTCTACCAACAGTGAGGTCAACCTCTCTTACTACAATTCCAGGAGATGCTAAATTTAGCGGCATCTTCTATTCTCCTTAGTCCAGAATTATTCTAGAAATATTTATTAAAAAGTGTCCTTTGAATGGGGAAACAGTGCGTGAACCGCTACCAGTCAGGATATTCCCACAGTTCTGTTGGTGTTGGTCTTTTCTTATTTGATAAAACTCTCTTCTTAGTACATTCCTTACATTCATAAGAATAGGCAGAAGGTAAAGCACCCCTGCCTTTTCTAGTTAGATAAAAGTCATCTATCAAATTTTTTATTTCTCCACAAATCCTACACTCCCTATCAAAAAGAAGTATGTGTTCTAGATTTATTTGATCTTCTAAGTCCATTAATAATATTCCCACATATAAGATCTATCACCATACTCATCGGTATGCCATCTATCTCCATCACTATCAACAAAAGTGCTTTCATCCAAACCATCCAATATAAATCCAAATGGAGCCATATCTTGTTCTATTTGATTTTTTTGCTCTTCATAAATTCTTTTACGAATATCATTATCGGTCATCTCTTTGAAGTATTCTTGTGCTACCAACCAAGAAAATATAACCAAGCACATCGCTAGGTCATCATTACATCCTTCCTCTGCCTCAAAGGAATTATGTCTTTGAGCAAATGTTGTAAGTTCCGATATAATATCGTAATCTACAGTCAATAACTTATCATCCTCCATAAGAGTTTTTAGGTTAGAGCAACCCAACTTCTTCACTGCTGCAGTCATTCTTACACCCATCTGCGATTTCTTACCAGAGAAACCATGCCCGATAACTTGTCCGGCACGACCTCTCATTGCAGCCATAAGCATATTTTCATATTCTAAATCATAGTGTAAAATATTAGCAACTTGTTCCCCAATATCATTAACCTCGATAAGTAACCAAGCATTATTATATCCCTTAGCAACATCGATAATAACACTTGGAAATAACATTGGTTTTATTTCATTATTTCTATACTTCGCCACTACCTTATATGGAAACTGTGTGATATCAAAAATAATAAATGCAGAGTAATCATTTCCAAGACCACGAGCAACGTCTACGGTGATTAAATAATTGTGCTCTTCCCGTGGTTTTTCATAAACGTCTAATCCGGCATTCCTTTTTATTGGATTTTCATAAACAAGATTTCTAAGTTTTGATGGGTTGATGAGAGTGTTGACTGATCCTAAGAATTCACACTCAAACTCAACCTTGAATTGTTGTTCTGAGGTGTTAGCAATAGTTTGCTCTTTCCATGCATCATCTCTACCGGGAACTTCTGACCAGTGAACATCAGTGGGAACATATTCATTTTTATTTCTTTCCGCATCATGCCACATGCGGTAGAAATGGTTCATACCCCTAGGGGTAGAAACAATAATTACCTTTGTGCTCTGTCCAGAAGAAATAGTAGGATAAACAGAGGCAAAGAAGTCATCAGCAATGTGATTTGGGATGAACGCGAACTCGTCGAGAAAGATGACATTATAGGATCCGCCTCGGACAGCAGATGACGAAGTAGAGTTAGACGAAATTTTGGAGCCATTTTCTAATTCTAAAGATCCTTTATTCCATGATATAATACCCTGCTGCATCCACTTCGGCAAGTTTTCATAAGCAAGTTGTAATCTTCCTAGAAGATCTCTAGCAGTAGATGCTTTGTTGGCTAGAATAGCTATATTAACATTGTCGTTGAAAACAGCATAATGTAACAAATATGAAACACAAGTCGTAGATTTACCCGTCTGACGGGGCATTTTACAGATATTAAATCTATTTTTGTGGAAATTACTAATCAGTTTCTCTTGGAATGGGTACATCTCAAAAGGCACCAGACCATGATCAAGCGACACGATCTTGATATAATTTCTAGCAAAATAAACTGGATCTTCTTTACACTTTAAGAACTCAATAATTCTATCTTCAGTCCATTCAATGGGAGTATTAGCTTTTTTGAGCAGAGGATTGCCCAAATAAACATCACTAGACATATTCATACCCCCTTTCTGGACCCCAATGTTTCATTCTGTAAGATAATCCCTGTATCGTTATACCTACATCATCTGCTGCCTCTTGTTGAGAAATATATATTTTTCCATTTATAGAAACTTTTTTGCTATTGGGGTGCTTCTCTCCACCCTCATACTTATGGCCAAAAGAGCGACCTTTCAGTGCCTCGCTTTTCTTTCTACAAGTTTCTTTACTATGCTTCCTACCAATATTTTTTTGAGTTGCCTTATTTAAATTTTCCATAAACCAAGCATCATTGTGCCACCCACACTTATGTATCTCTCTACTACAAACATATAAATGCTCTGGTATATCTTTTCCACCTTCACATCTTGGTGGGAAATGATGAACATCCATACCTCTCATCTGTTCCCAAGTTAATCCCCAATTTTTTCGAGCAATATTTCTTACTGTTTTAGGACTTAACCTTTCCCTTGGAACTTTAATAATAGCAGACACATTTCAATCCCAATCTAAAAATATTTATACAAGATAGACTTCACTCATAACGAAACTCCTTTTTAATCTTCTACATAAATGAACGAAGCACTAGCAGCAGTAATATTAGATGTTGATGAAATTACTGCGGTTATAAAACTATTTGGTGGAACATGAAGTCCAATTTCAGATAAATCAACATCAATGGTTGAGTTATCTGATACATGAAAAGCAGCAATAGGAGGTATTGATTGTGCTGCTAATGTAAATAATCCAGTGCTATCTTGAGTTGCATAAAGTGATGCATTAAAATCACTTTGAGTAGTCCATCTCAAATAATTTGTAAGAACTGGGTTCCAATATATGCGAATAACTGCTGGGTCTCCTGTTGTATTTACTGATGCAGTAAGTCTTCTAGGAAGTAAATCTCTTGTATTAATCTTACCTTGATAAACAAGTTTATTTTTAAGAGAAATGAGATGATATAAAGAACCAGGAGTGTTCATACTATCATTTCTGGTTGTAGTCACTGAATATGGAAGTTTTGTTCTTTCAACAATACCTTCAATCGCACCAAGGAAAGAAGAACCTCTACAAGTAACAACACCTACACCACCACCTAGATTTGCAGCAACATATCCAATCTTCATTGATGGATTGTCTAGGTGTGGTAGTTGGTTTCTATTTGAATAATGTTCGTGATGGAAGAAAATCATATCCCCATTTAGAGGATTTTCAATCGCATATCTAATCTCACCAGAACCTAACCAACGGAAGTTGATTTGATATACATTTAACTTAGATGGGTCTAGAGTAATACCAGAATATCCAGTTCCATCAAGTTTATCTAAATTAAAATCTTCTTGGAAAGTCCAGTTTTCTGTTTGTACTACCCCTGCCTGTCTTAATAATGCATTAAAAGATATTGTTGCGGTGCTTGTAATATCAAAAGTTCCAGTTTGAGGTCCAAGAGATGTTGCTAAAAATCTTAATCTTGATTGGTCATATTCAACCAAATACAAAGCATTAAAGAGTGCTTGTGCTCTTAATCCTTGTGCGAGTTGAGAAAGATTTCCTGCAAGTGTTCCTGAATTTACTGTTACCGCAGTAAAAGAAGTTCCATTCAGAGTGACTGTTACATTTCCATTATCAAGTGTGGTGAAGTCATAACCCTGAATTCTTGCTTTACCACCATTTGCACGAAGAACACCAAACTTCCCATTGGTGTGTGCATATCCAATTTGAATTGCTTGTTCTTGATTGAATAGTCCTGCTCTTTGTGTAAATCCTACTGGGTTATTTGAGAACGAACCAGTAAATCTGCAAACAACACCTTGTCCTGGACGGTATCTAATAAAGTTCGTACTTCTGATTACACCATAAGAATTTGCAGAAGAACCAGCACCAACTATAAATGTAGAGTTTGCATGAGTAGCAATTCCTGTTGCACTGAATGTATATGTCTCAAACTCTCTTGGGTCTAATCCATAGACAGCATCTGCCTGAATTTTTGGTGTAATTGGGACTGCAATATTCTCACCAAAAGCAGATTTAGAACAAGCACCTTCATTTAGAATATTTCCATACTCATCAGCACGGAGATAAACTTCGTGAAGTGTTCTTTCTTGATTTAAGTAGTCTTGTGTAGACTTATTCCACTGAGCCATTATTCACTCCACGATAATCTTTCTGGTTGATACCTCTGAGAACTCTTAATTTTTAAAGAACTTTGAGATTGTGATGGATAGATATTGTGAACAATCGCACCAGGATATTCTCCTTGAAGTTGTTCAGCGAGAGCGTTCTTATCCATCATAGAACCTTCAACCTCAAGACGATACATCTTTCCTTCCCAAACTACATCAGCAAAGAAAGACTCACTTGCGGTCTCTGGTTCTTGTGAACCACCTACATTTAAAGTTCCATTAAAATCACCATTGATGGTGATGCTTTCTTGTAAAAACTGTTGAAAACTTTTCATTAGCATTTCCAGCGACGACGGGCTTTACAAATTGCTTTATCTGGGTCTTTTGAGCAATCAATGTTATGCATGTCTTGCTGACCCTTAGAGCGAGCGCAGAAGGACTTTCTACGCTTTGATCTTCCTGGTCCAGGATCTTTCTCAGTTACGGCAGTCTTTAGTTTAGAACCAGGATTCTCACGACGATAAGCATTAACTGCTTTCTGACTCATACCATCAGTTTTGTCTGACTTATTTACTTTCTGCCAATCTTCTTCCAGTTCTTCTCTCCAGTTAGAGTATCCTTCTTTTACACAGTTGGGAACCATTTTCCCACCCTTCTTTTTCATACCAACTTGCTTGTAACCATCCCAGCAAGGATCTTCTTTTGCTTCGGCAAAAGCATCTGTAGAAACACCATCAGCATAAGATGATTGACTTGGAGTTGCTCTCTTAAATCTAGGTTTTCTGCTTAGATTAGAGGGGAGTTGATTGTCTCCTACTTTTTTACCTAATGGATATTTTGGATCATATGCACTTTGCTCACTAACAAGAGGTTCTGGTTTAATCAGATCAATTGTTTCAATTTCAAGTGCCTTGAAGTCATCTCTCCAGTTGGAAAACTCATATCCCTCTTTTTTAGTTCCCCAGTTATCAGCACCAACTTTACGGCACTTAACTAATGCACCAGATGCATATGCACTTGGCCAAACGTCATATCTTGCCTTTACTTTCTTATAGCAAGCATCTTTTTTCTCATCAATCAATTGACCCTTAACTTCTGTCTCTTGTCTGAGTAACTTTAATGCTTCACGAGTAGCATCGTTGTGTCGTTGCATACCATATGAAGCATGACCAATACCAGTTCCAGGCTGAATTTTTTCACCTTTCTTAGCAGCTTCTACACCAGATTTCGAAGCCTGTTGTGCTCTACGAATTGCAGCAAGTCCAAGAGCACCAGCACCAAGAGCAAGACCACCAGCAACTAAAGGAGCAAGTTCATCAAGTTGCTCACCTTTTGGTTCAAAGTGTTGTGCTAGTTTTAGTTTACTATCACTAGGAAGTTCTAAAACATCTTCAGGTCTACCACCAACTCCACCAGCAAGTTTTTTATTATCTCTAAACATTCTCCTAAGTGCATCAGCTCCACTTTCTCCGGGAAGAAGTTTAACTTGTTCTCTCACTATCTTTGCTTTACCCTTTCTATTTGGGTTTGGATCTTCTTTACGCTTCTTCTTTGCTCTCTTCTCTCTTTCATCCTTACTCATTGCTGCACGATCATCAGCATCGCGGCAGAATGGTTTGGTTTTTTGTCCTGGTTGTTTGGCACAAGGTTTTCCATCATACTTACCACCTGCCTGAACCCATCCACCACCAGAAAACCAGTCACGGAGTGAGTAGTCTTTATCTTTAGCGGACTTGCCATCACGCTTACCTTCTTCCATATAAGAAGCAGCAGCATCTGTGTTGTGCTCCGTATCAGTCAACTTTGCTTGAACCCAAGCAGGAAGGTTATCTGCGTCAGTTTTCTTTGCAAGAACTCTTGCTACTTTTTGTAGATTATCAATAGACTTTTTGACCTGAGTCTTAGCCATTGAGACTTCATGGTCTTTTTCTTTTGCTTCATTCATTTTCTTTTTACGTCCCTGACAATGAGCACGCTGAGAAAACCCTTTTGGGTTGTCGCAATCAATCGATTTTTTATATTTCTCAGACCAACCCATTTTCAGGTTATAAACTATTCCTTATTATTTAGAAAACCTTGCTTGAGTAGTTTTTGAAGTTCTGATGTTGATCCAACAAAAACTGCATTGTTAGTTACTGTATTTGGACCCTTATTGTTACCAACATCTTCTTCAACATCTTTAAGTTTTTTCTGAAGATCTATTAGTTTATCAGTTGTATCCGCAACACTTTTAATTAACTGACCCGCAACTTCATATGCTCTTGGACTCCCCCCTTCACCGGCAAGTTCCATGATTCCATTGATTGCTTCTTGTCCCTTTTCTATAAGTGAATATAGATTTGCTCTCGTATATTCATAATCTTTTTTAATATCAGTTTTCTGTTCGGGTTTTTGAATACTTTTGGGAGTATCATCAACCTCAACAATACTACTCTCAACATTTAGAGCATCGTCAATAGAATCAAATTCAGACATAAGTTATTAAATATCAGTTTGTTGTGTTGGACTGTAAGACTTAGAATCTCCAAAATATTCCCAAGTTTCTGTGAATCCAAAGTCGTCGCCAGGATCTGCGTTTATTGGATCTGGAACTGCTGTATATCTAACTTCTCTCTTCGCAGTTTGTGTATTTGTATCTGAGTACATATCAACAATAACCTTACGAATGAGACCTTCTGGATTATCAGCAACAGGACCGAATAGATAAGTTTTAGCGGTAAACTGTAAAGTATATATTAATGCTCTTCTTGTGGAGAAGTCTCCTTCATAGTCATCTTGCATTCCAACGCTGTTTAGAACTACTGGAATATCTCTTTTTTCTCCAATTGAGTCTACTAAGTCTATGGTTAAATTAAACGATGGTTGGAAGTAAGGTAAAATTTGCTCAACAATTTGTAAAGCATCATCATTCAACTTACAAAAAATACTCAGTTCAAATCCAATGTTATATGGAACAGGCATAAAAACCTTTTTCATTCGATCATTATCATCGACCGCTCTAAAAGTCTGAGTTATACCAGTTTTTCTTGAGGCATCATATTCAATAGAAGTCATTTCAAACGACATTCTTGGTAAAGTAATTTGAACTGGTTTGTCCAGGTTTGCTTGCTGCTCAAGTCTTGCTAGAAACTTTTGAGAAGGACCATAAGCTAGAGGAACACTTACAACACTATTGATATTTCCACTGCCATCTTTGTGTTTAATATCAATTTGGTTAAATAGAGTTCCAAATGCTATAATAGTTTTACGAATTATTTCGTGATAGTAATAAGTTCCTAACATTAGTAAGTACCGAATGGATTAGACTGTGAAAAGTCCAAAATGAGATCTGCTGCTGCTTCAATTTCTTCATTTTGTCTATATTTATCTGTCTCTGTATTCGCCACAGAAACTCTAGTTTCATAAACAGCACCAGATTTTGATCCAGTAATTGTTTCACCCGGATAGAACGAACCAGTTACAATACCAACTCTTAGAATATTGGTATCTGTATCCCAGTTTTTAACTCTTGCTGTAGATCCAGATCTCGATCCAGTTACAAGTTCGTTGAACCAGAATGTTCCAATACCAGTCGTCGCGGCAGCTGCAACTGTTACTGTTGGTGCAGAGAAGAATCCTGCTCCAGCATCTGTAATATAAATTGCACTGACAGTTCCAGCAGCACTTACAATAGAAGTTGCAGCTGCTGGTAGATTTGGCGACAGTGATGGTAGTGAGAAAGAAACCGATGGCGCAGTAGAGTAACCAGCTCCACCATCGTTAACAACAACATTAACAACACCTTTTCTATCGGTAATGATTCCACAAGTAGCAGCTGCACCAGTTCCACCACCACCAGTAATAGTGATAGTTGGTGCTACAGTGTACCCAGTACCAGCATGAGTAATAAGAATTTCTTTAATAGAAGTTATACTATTTCTAGTTGTTGTAATAGCAACTGCTTGAGCGTTGGTTCCTCCGGAAGGTGCCGTTGTAATTGCAACTGTTGGTGTTCCTGTAAATCCAGATCCATCGTTGTTGAGGAAAATTTGTCTTATATAACCAGTCCCAATACTGGCAGTTGCTGTTGCTCTTGTTCCACTGGAATACATTGATAGATCAATAATGTTTCCAATATCCTCAAGAACTTCATCTATTTCGTCGATAGAAGTATCTAGAACTTCATCCTCATATTCGAAGAGTTCACATTGAAGTTCATAAACATAATTTTTTCCCAGTTGATAGAAAGGTTTTTCATGCTCAACAAACTTTACTTCAAACAATCTCTTTCCAAGTGGGAAGTATACTAAATCACCTTCTCTTGGTCTATCAAAAACAGTAATTTCTGTATCATCTTCACCGTCCAAAAATGGCGAGATGAAATCCTCAAATCTTTCTTTTGAGATTACTAATGATACTTCATCCCTAACACTAACACCAAACTTGGTCATAATATCTCCAGCACCACTATAACCATCATAGTTATTGAGATATGCTTCTAATAAAAAATTATCGTCAAAAACGGATGATTGTATCTCTTCAATGATAGTTTGTTTTCTTACAAACTTTCTTGGAATATAAGTTACTTCGATACCATATATTTTGAGTTGTTCATTGATCAACTCTTGTATTAATCTTTGTTCTCCAGAAGAACCTTGTAAGAAAAAGGGATTAAGTGCCATTATCCAATAAAATCGAGAGGTGGTAGTTCATAATCCATAGACATACGAGATTGAATCTCTGCAAGTTCTCTTTCAGCATCATCATATAATTGTCTACCATTAAGTTCAATTCCACCAGGAAGTTTTACACCATTGAACTTGATTAAGTTTTGACCCCACTGGCGTTTAATAAGAGCAGTTAGGTATCTCTTTAAGAAACTATCATTATAAACACCAGTATATGAATCTGGATCTAATATTCTATGGCAGTCAATAATAATATAGTCATTTTCACTCATACTCTTCCAATCAATATCCAGATACAATCTATCTTGTCTCTTATTGTATCTAATTTGTTTATCTGGAGTTAAAAGGAAGTCAATATCCTCCAAATAAGTTTTCGTCATTGCATATTGCAATAGTTCAACCGAATTGAAGTAGTAGAGATCATTCAAAAACAGTTGATATTTGATACTAAACATTCCACCAGAAATAGAACTAGTATCAAACTTAAAGATTTTTTCAATTCCAATAACAGAATCTGGAACCTGAATGAAATTGGAAGTTTCGTAGTAATTTGAAGTGGTTGTCCCATAACCACTGATAGTCGTTGAAGTAGCACTTGTAGTTACGATACCTGCGGTATTTGTGCTTCCAGATTCGTTTGATGCCCTTCCTCTATCTAAGTCTGCTTGAGTGAATCTATACTTCAGATACATTCTCTCAACACCATCAAAATGACGCTCTTGAAAATACTGAAGAGCATCATCTACCAGGTCGTCAATTTGATCATCATCAACGTTGATCTCCAAAACTGGAGCGCCCAAACGTCTCAAACAATAATCGATAAGTCCTTGGCGTGTTGATGGTTTTGCCATTAGAATTCCTCAGCAGATAAATTATCCGTCTTTTGTGTGGATTTTTTCTTCGTTTGCAATTTACTCAATTCTTCCTCTTGCTCATTCACTTTCTTTTTGAGAGCATCAATGGTTTGATTAGCAACCATAATCTTTGCTTCTAAAGCAACAGTTTGTGAAAATAAATCTGATGCTTTTTGCTGATATACTAAAATCATGCTTCTGTAATCAGTTTCATTCATAATTGATACAAAAAAAGGTGGGACTTGCCCACCTATATTTATAATCGCTAGTTAATTTTAGAATGATCCACCATCTATGGTGATATTTTCCAGACTTCTTGTAGATCCACTACAGGAGATAACCTGCGACTGACCAGCACAATCATTAACCCACAGAGAGCCAATTTCAAAATCTGCATATGTGATACTACCCATAACACTGGTAGTTTCAGTAACTTGTGAAGCAACTACGATTCTTCCAGCACTGTCGTCCCAGAACATAGCAGCGGTCTTAGCGGAACCGCTGTAGTAATGTAGAACAATACCAACGTCAATGTTTGCGTCGGAAGAAGGAGCAACAAGTGAACCACCGCTGTTGACTAGACCAACCTCAATCAGAGAATCTTCAACTTTCAGAGTCTCTGTATTGATGATGGACTGAGTTCCAAGAACGGTGAAGTTTCCGTTAACAGTCAGATCATCAGCAACCGTAACTGTTCCACCAGTTGAATCGAGTGTTAGACCACCAGATGAGGTAGAAACTGTGTTACCATCAATGGTTACGTTATCAACAGCAGCGGCACCCGTTACGGTAAGTGTAGTACCATTGAAGGTTAAGTTTCCACTATCCTCAATAGCGCCTGAAGTACCAGCAAGAACAACACGACCTGAAGTTAGATCTGATACTGTTGCAGACGAAAGAACTGTTTCAGCACCAGAAACATTTAGACCGCCATTAAAGTCAACAGCACCAGTTACTGTAAGACCAGCACCAACAACAGCATCTTTTGTAACAGCGATGGAATCTGTGACTGATAAATCGCCAGTTACTGTGAGAGTTGAACCATCAAAGGTTAGGTTTCCACTATCCTGGAGAGCACCTGAAGTACCAGCAAGGACAACACGACCAGAAGTGAGGTCTGATACTGTTGCTGAGGATAATACAGTTTCTCCACCTGAAATATTAGCACCACCATTACCATCAATAGCGCCAGTTACTGTAAGACCAGCACCGATAACAACATCAGTTGCGGAAAGATTTGCGATAGTTGAAACGCCTGTGGAATTTATATTTCCACTTACGTTACCTGTTAAGTCTCCCTGTACTCCACCGCTTGCATAGAAATTAGTAGCAGATACCGAGTTATTACTTGCAGTTACACCACTACCAACAGCAAGGACAACTCCATTTGCCATTGATGTGGTTCCAATAGCAAGAGCATAGTTAAATGCAAATGCATCAGTTTCAAATCCAAGAGTCCCACTCTTGAACCACATTAACTGTTTATAAGTATCTGGAAGTGTGTTAATACCAGATGCAGCAAATGATACTAATGGAGATCCCTCAGTAGATGCAATTGCCACTCCAGCATGATTAGCGGTATCCTCATTAGGAGTAATGGAAGTTGTATATCCAAGAATAATATCTTTGTTTTCAATAAAAACATCTTGCCCTCTAAGAGCAACAAAGGTTCCTCCAATTGTTACATTTCCACTAACATTAATATCGCCACCAACGTTTAGATTCCTCTGTATTCCTACACCACCATCAATAATTACAGCACCATTATCATAAGATGTCGATTCGGTAGTTCCCGTGAATGAAACAATTCCAGAAAGTACTGAGTTTCCATGTGATGCAAAACTTTCATCAACTTCAAATATTCCATTTACGAAAAGATCATCTAAAATATGTAAATTATAAATTGTAGAGAATCCAGCAACATTAATTCCATTATTACCAACTACTATTCCATTAAAAGTGGAAAAACCAGTTACATTTAAGTTTTCGCTAAGATTTAAACTTCTTGCGTAAATATCTGCCCATCTATTAGATAATGATCCCAGATCATAATATACATCTGTGGTTGGGATAAGATCGGATGCAAATTCTCCGCCAACAATAACATCATCAGATCCAGAATCACCAAGATTAATTGTTCCGCCACGGAATGTTACTACACCGACAAACTCCGAATATCCACCAACATGTAGGTTTTGCTTAACCGTTAGGTTTTTAGCAATACCCATACCTCCGTCAAGTTGAACGGAACCAGTATTTTCGTCACCTAAAGTATTATCCGTAGTGTTGGTTACAGTTGTAATACCAGAGATATCAGTGGATGCTTCAATATTCAGATGACCCTGAATCGTGGTAATACCAGTCAGAGCTGAGTTAGCAGAACCAGCACCCCAAGTTAGATTTCCATTTCCATCATTAGTGAGAACGGAACTTACAGCACCTTGAGTTCCTGGGAAAGTATATGTTACAATACCAGCAAGAGATGCTGGTGCCGCAAGACTAATATAGTCCGAACCATTTGAACTACCTTCAACAAGGTTAACTGCAGAACCAGTACTTTCAGTTTCTACTCTCCAAAATCTGGATGAACCTACAAATTTATTAGTTGCTGTTTCTGAAGTTAAACCAACATATAGATCGTATCTATCTGTTGTAAACCCGGGTTCACCTGCCCTCAATCCTGGGAGATTATTAAATAGACCCCTCTTAAACTGTAATACAGGAGCAGCCATTTTTTAACTTTACCTTTTTTATCTATTTATTCCAAAAAATTATTCAAAAATTTCCATAATCAATTACATCATTAGGTACTGCATCAGCAAGATCCATTACATATGCTGGAGTAACATGTATATACTTATTAGTTGTTGAATCATACATCAAAATAGAATAATTTGCTTTAGCAGTTATATCAACGTCAGTTAAATCTGCAACAGATGATGTTGCAGATTTGTTGGAAGCAATAACTCTGATTCCTTGTTTTTGACCGACCCTAACATTGATGTTTGCCATTAGCGAGTAACTCCTTTACTTACCAATACCATTCCCTCAACGACTCTTGTTATATATGAAAAAGAATCTGTAACAACTACATCATAAACATACCTGCCTTCTTTTAGGTTTGCTGTTTGTGTTGTAGATAAACCAATTCTAATTTGTCCACCAGCACTACTATAAACACTAGTAGTAAATGTAGTTACACCAGTAGCACCGGGATGTTTTCTCATTTCAGCTTTAACAGTATATCCACTTAAATTGAGTGCAGAATTAGTTCCAGCATCTTCTAACGTGAAAACTTGACTGAAATCAGTTCCACCATTGATAACAATATTACTAACGTAAACAGACATCTTATCAAATGGTCTTTACAAGTATTTATGCTAAACCAGAGATAGCAAAGTTCTTGATAACTTCTTGTTGTTTGAGATAAAGTTTAAAATAAGATTTAGCGAAACTTTTTAACTCATCAACATCCAATTCGTCAATAAGTCTAGAGAACTTTTCATACTCGAACATTTTATTGATCGACTCTAGTTCAATTTTGTCTGGATCCATTGATAATCTCCATAAGTAGGGATTTGATTTCACTAATATCTGTTTTTATTTGATCAATTTCTTCTCTTTGTTTTCTTCTTTCCGATCTCAATTTAACATACTGCAAATATTCAGTTGTATCAGTATTAACAATAGCACCCGAATCTTCACGAAACAGGTGCTTATGACCTTCAACTCTTTTCATCTTATGCTAGGGCAATAGTTCTAAGATCCTTGAATCTCGGTGCTTTTGCTTCATTTGTTCCGTTCATAACAATCTTAATTCTAAATGCATTGAATTGCTCAAGTTCATCAGCACTAAACTGATACTCAAGAAACTCTCCATCATTACTTGCGCGTACAAATGCGTCCGCTCTACCACTATTTAATGTAGAATCTATGACAGCATCACCATATCCATCGCCATCAGTATCTTTAAGGTTATCGTAACCTGGGAACAATTCATATGCTTGTTCAACTCCATTAGAGTCTGCTCTAAAGAGTTGGTAAAGAACTCTAAAGTCAGCTGAAGAATGGCGATAAGCAGAAACAAGAACTTTGAGTGATGTTGCTGGTTGCTTAAGTCTAACTATGCTTGTGGCGTAAATAGCACTATGTGGATCTTCTTGAACTAAATTAACTCTACCATCAAAAGCATAGTCGCTGATTGGATTATTCAGTCTATTTCTACCAAATACAATAGATGCTGTAGAAACATTAACAGCAGGAGACAGGTTTGGATCTGCCGTATTCATTGTTAGACCAAGTGTAAATGACTTGTTCTTTGGTAATGATGAGAGTCTTGTAGTCTCATTAATTTGGGATGCTACAAGTCTTGTAGTCGTTAATTCATTTACATTGTTTAGTTCAATAGTCTCATAACCCTGATCAATGAATGATGCTTCAGAACCTCCAGCACTTGTACCAGAAACTGTTCTAATTTGGGCAGACAATGAAGTAGTCTCTCCAGGTGTCAGAACACTGAATTGTGGATCAATTCTATTAAATTGAACATTCTTAGTTGCTGAGGCACCCTTACCACCGATAATATTTTCATCGGTGAAACTCAACTGACTGTCTCCAGAAGTTCTTGATCCGCGATCAATTTGTAAGTGATAAGTATCAAAGTCTCTTTCAGACTTGAGAGCGGTATCGGTTGGTAGATTATGTTGGGTATTGATTCTAGTTAGAGAAATACCATTCAACTCATAAGCATAGACCTTATCACCAATGGAGTGCTTTCTCGTGAGTGAACCGTCAACACCTCTAGTTCCAATACCAAGTGTACCAGCACCTCCACTACCTGCGGTAATAGCATTATAGAAGATGATCTCATTATTTACTTTCAAGTAACCTTGAGAAGTTGAGATACCTTCGAATGTTGCAAATAGTGAGGTATTAGCAACTGAAATAGTAGTATCACTAATTGCAAGTTCAGCGTTAAGAGTTGTTGGAATAGTGTCTGGTGCTAGATCAGCAAGAACAACTATGTTGTTATCGGCGTGCATTCCATGATTTGGTTGAGTAACTTCAATAACTCTTCCATCATAAAGATTACTGATAACAGCAGAGTCACGAATATCTGTGTTAGCATAAGCAACGGCAGTACTTGGATTACTATAGACAACCAAGTCTTGTCCAGCAGTAAACTCTTCACCCTGAACATTTGTTAGATATAGTGTATCTTTTCCACTCAGGGTAGCTACAGAAATCTGGGCATTTTTGCCTTTCACAACACTTGAAGTAGTAATGCCTAGGATATCTCCAACAACATATCCATTTCCAGCAAGAGTGATTGTTGGCGTTCCAGATACAGATCCAGCAGAGAAAGTAATAGATGCAGTAGCACCACTACCATTTCCAGTTATGGAGTAAAGTGGTACATTTGTAAATGTACCATTGCTGTATCCAGCACCAACTCTATTTACAGAAACTGTATTGAGGTTTCCACCAACTTGCTCAATATACCCACTGATAGCAGAGGCAGTTGTACTATCACTTACCTTCTTACCGATAGTAAGAATACTATTCATAGAAGTGGTAGTTGTAATACCAACCTTCAGTTTTCTTGGTAAAGTCTTAATAGAATTCTCATTAAGTTGTCCAACGTTTGTGTCTCTGGTTCCCAGTGATGGATTATAGAAATAAGCTACGCCAGGAGTTGTGGTGAAGTTTGCTTTATAAAGTTTGAACTTAAGATCTTCAAACTGGTTAGCAGTCCAGATAGTACCGTTTTGAGACTTGAAGAGGCTTCCTCCAACATATTGCTTGGTAGCAATGACGCTCTCGGCATCTGGTAGAGTTGAAGTATTAACAGTCTTCTCACCCATTCTAGCAATCCATACTTCATACAAATCTGAGTATGGTGAAAGAAGAACAAGAGCATACTCTGTGTCTGCTTCAAGATAAACTGGAGATGGGAACTTAATGTTAGTTGCTACTGAAGCATCTCTTGATGTCTGAATCTGAGATGGATCAATAGTAACTCTTGAGTATTCTGTTACAAGATTTTTAGTAGGAATACCAAGTTCAACAGTTCTTAGTTCAACAAACAGTTTTTCACTATCATCTTTATTGGCGAAGAATACATCCACACCAGTCATAAATGCACCAGTTTCATCAACGGTGAATGACTGCGCTAGTGGATCATATCTTTCAACTTCTGTAATTCTTTCAAAGATATCGATTCTTCCTGTAGTTGTATAATTTGTTTCAGCACTACTAATAAGTGTGCTTCCTGGTAGTTGTGCTTCATTAGTAGCACTTGAAGTTAGTCTAAAGGTCTTAGTTCCAGTTGTGAATCTTAGTGGAGGTGGTGGTGATGCTAGTGGATTTCTAAAGAACATAGAACCATAGATATCACCAAATGTATCTGCTACTAGTCTGATATTAGCAACAGATGCTTGAGCACCGCTAGTTTCTCCGAGAAGAACCATCCCAGTGGTGATATAACCATTATACTTACCAAGAACCTCTTCTTGTAACGCTTCAACATCGATGTTTAGAACTGTTGATGATGCTGAGTATGATACTGGGAGTGTAATTGATTTGTTATATGGATTCAGACTAAAGGTTGATGATGGATTTCCACCAGGACCGGTCTTATGATTTGGTTGAACAACACGGCAAGTAAATAGATTTGTTCCTCCATCATAACCTCTTACGGTTTCACCAACTTGGAATACACCAGAGGTCATACTAATTTCGATAAGTTTTGGAACAATATCGAGACCACTAGTGCTATCAAAGAAGTGATAATGTCTTGCTAATGGTCTTAATCCAATAGCTCTGAATAGAACATTCCTGGAGCGAATATGTGGATCTGGTGTAGAAGAAGCAAGAACAGTTCTTGAACCAACAACTCTTGTAGCACCTCCAGAACCACCAACTGTTCTAGTTCCACCATCCCTAACAATTGTTCTAGTCCAACTATCTGTTTTTGGACTTAGTTCGATGGAACCATTAAATTCAATAACGTTAAATGGGTTTACGTTCTCAACTCTAGTTGCTAAAGGTTGCTCAATCCAAGACTTTTCGGTATATTTAAGAGTAATCAGATCACCCGTCTTTTGAACATTTGAATCAAGAAGACTTAGATTTTCGCTGAAGTTAGCCGTCTCTAAGTTAATGGATGGATCAAGAGATGGTTGTGGTGATAGTGAGTGGAAGTCAATAGGAGTGATCAACTCATTATCGGATGTATCAATATCGGCAGTTGTTTGTGCTTTATCTAATCTCTGATTATCTTTGAAGTCATCTACAAAGAATCCAGACTTGAATCTGTCTAAACCATCAACGTCTCTGATTTGTAAGGTCTTGGTGCTGAGTTCTAGTAGTGAAAGTGAAGTTACAGTTTCGAGATTCTCCACTCTATCTTCAATCTTTCCAATGTCTCTCATTGTATATCTTCTATTATCAACAACAGTAACTACTGCATCACTGGTGTTGTAGAGATATGCTGGTAGAGAAATTGTTCCGATCTCCATAGCATCATCACTGTTTGATGGTGCCTTTGGATTTTCTGCCGATGCACCTTTAATTACAGTGAAAGCACCTTCTTTGTTTAGAACTACCTTATCAATTCTTGGTAGATAGAAGTCGTATCCAACGAGTGAACTTTCATTTGGAGCAACAACTAACGTTGGATTGATTCCAGCAGTTGCGAATGTTCTGCTAGCAAAATCAAATGGAGATGCAGTAGATGAAGTAAACTGAGCAACTCTTGGTCTAAAGTCAAGAGTATCTGTTGCTCTTCTTCCATCACTCATCAACGGAATGTCTGTCTTATATCTTTCAGCAGTATATGAGTTTACTGTGTAAAGATTTCCAGCATCGTTGGTTGGAATGGAGTAATGATTGAAGATAATCAACAATCTGTGTGAAGGGATATAGTTGTCCCTACCTCTTACAATCCTAGCATAGTCGTAGAACTGATCCCTTACACCCTTATCAAGGGTATACTTGCTAGTAATATCTTGGTAGTTACCTTCATTTACTGCCTGAACGGTTGATATAATGTTTGATTCACCAAAAGTAGCAACTTCGCCAACTACAAACTTATTCGAATTCAGATAGACAATCTCAACCTTAGTTGCAGAAGATCTTGTTACAACTTGAGCAATGGCTCCGCTAGTTGATCCAACAACTCTTTCCCCAAGAATAGAGTTTGCATCCAAAGATAATCCTGAAGGGAATTCAATGGAATCTAGAGTTGGAGCAGACGTATCATATGATTCATATATTGCTAAAACTTCTACAACATCTGGGAAGTTTAGAGATATTTCCTTATCTTGAACTCTTGTTCCATAATAAGCACTTTCTGTAAGACCACTAATAGCAGTGGATACACCAGAAACACTATTAATAACACTGACCTTTTCGCTTCTAGTGAAGTTTTTTGTCTTGCTTGTGATAGAGTTCTTCTTAACAGTTGTATTAACTGTGACGTTTCCAGACTGAGAAGGAGTTAATCCTGTAAATGTAATAGTCTGACCATTTGAACCAAGAGTAACTTGGTCGGATGATAGGTCTTCAATAGTTCCATTAGAATAGAATACTCCGTATCTTTCCGCATCAAATGTCTCAAAGAAAGCACTGCTAATACCAGTAGATGAAACGTTTATAGTTAAAGATCCAGTAGAACTGGTGGTTTGTTGTTTGAGTTGACTCGAAACTAAAAGGTTAGATCCGGCAAGACTTACTGAAGCAATGTTCTCTTGTTCGAGTGGAGCAAAAAGACCACCATTATCTTCTACTAGTGGAGCTCCAAGAGAAAATGTAACATCAGTATTGCTACCTGGTAGAGAACCATTACATACACCACTAACGCTTTCTACGGCAGCAACGGTCATACTATTATCATTATTTACACTGACGACTCTATTGAAAGTTTCATCAGCAACACCAGGTATCTGATACCTGATGATAGTATCACTCTTAATTCCAACAAAGTTCTTTCCTGGACAAGTTACGTTACCACCACTAGTAATTCTGATGGTGTCGGCAATACCAAAGTTCTTAGCAAGTTTTCTTTGAAGAACTGAGTCGGCAATAAAGTCCAGACTCATATCAGAATCAATAGAATCTGAGTTTTGGTAGATTGATTTAACATCTTCAATACCAAAAGTCTGAATAGTCTTAATCGATCTTGAAACTTCTTTAGTTTCATTAATCAGAATTTGTTCACCTTCAATAAAGGTTCCAGATGTTTGGATGAGATTAAGAGTGGCGCTACCACCAGGTGCCGTCTCAACATAACCAGAAGCGCCACTACTTACACCTCTAATATAGGAACTAGCAGGGACCTCTGCAGTGGTTACAGACTGGTTTAGAGTGATCTTTGTGTATGTTTGAATATCAAACAGATACAGATCCCAGTCAGAAGTATCATCTGAATATGCTGCGTCCGTTAAACTAAACGAATATACTCTTGCCTTACCAATTTCAGTTCCAGTTGCTGCTGTGCTAGAAGAACCTCTTCTTTGGTTTTGTAACCTAACAATGTTATCATTGTTATTAATACCGAGAATAGGTGTTCCCTGAACATTATTAACTCTTATTAGTGTTCCAAATTCAAATGGAACAAGTGCCGATGAAATACTCTTCTTATCTCTTGGCTTTTCTACATCAATATTAGTTGTTGAAATAGTCTCAATATCATATCCCTTAACGTAGGCTCTTCCTGGAGATACCTTTACGGTCATCAAATCTTCTGACGGAGTATTTCCCTGATCGGTACTTTGACCTTCAGTATAGACGCCACCATTAGATAATCCATTATTTAATGATTCATTTACTTCTACACTAAATTCGTCTACAGCATAATCACCAGACTCTTCAAAAGTTCTCTTAGCAAAGTAATCTCTAATCAGATTATAACTTGACTTGTTTTGTAATTTTTTGATCTGACCATTTTCAATTCTGATCAACTCTACAAAAGTTTTATCGTCAAAGTCTGTTAGGAGCTTCTTGGATAATGTTAGAGAAATTTTCAGTCTATCGGCACCTGGTGCTGCATAGTTTGAATATCCTTTAGCATTATCATAAAGAGAAGAATCATCTTTAGCTGTTACAATCTCTTCTAAGATAGTTAGACCAACTCTATAAGATGAATCTGCTCTATATGCATCAAGAACAATTTTATCCTGTGATACATCTACAAAAGTTCCTCTAATAAAATAAACACCGTTAGCAATACCAACAGCAGTTCCAACTGATGTAGCATCTTCATCAATCAGAGACGCAACAGTTTCGCCTGCATTTACTGTGGTGTTACCGTAAGTAAATCCTGTTTCTGTAATCAGGACTTCACCATCAGTGAAAGGAACTACTTCACCAGCATTATCTGCATTGAGATATCTTACAAATAATGTGAGATTAGTGATTCCTTCTGATTCGGAAATATCGAGCCACTTATCAACTGTAGCAACAACACCAGAGGTTTGTCCTCTAAGTTTCTTTCCTACTAAGTTAGTAGCATAGATGTTAACATCAATACCCAAATGATCGGCATTGAGTTTTACCGAGTTGTAATTAGCATCAAAGGTTACCCCACCAGGGATAACCATTGAACCTTCCTTGAAGACGTGACTTCCAAACGACTCTATCTGATTTTGTAAGATAGACTGGAGAGTTGTTAGCTCTCTCGCCTGGATTGGATATCCTGGTTTGAATAAAACCCTATAGAAGTTATCTTCCTTATCAAAATCATCGTAATAAGGGTTTATATTGAGATTCGTTTTCTGTGGCATTTTTTAGAATTCCAGGATAATTTTAACGTCTTCTTTTTGTCTAGAATTTCTGGAGATAGCGGGACGATTATCAAGATATACAATATCTCCCGACCCTTTATTTATCTCAGGACTGGCAACTCCGTTCGTAAACTGAGTCCCAAGAGAGATAAGTTTTGTTCCAGATGGGTTTGTGCTAATACCAGTAAAACCAGTATCAATTGAACCAGAAAAACCAGAAGTTGATGTTACAGCGTTTGCATTTGAAGCAAAATCATATAGTTTAGCATTTGTAGAAACACCGACATAATCTGTAGTATCAAAGTATGTCTGATTCAAGAAAGAATTTCTATCTTGGAAATACTTAAGAACCTTTGTCTCCAAATCATACGATGCAACATACCCTTTAGCAGTACCACCAGTTACCGATTGACTAATCTTGTCTCCAACTGATACAGATCCAGTAGTGGATGTAAACTTAAGTGCTCCTAAGGATGAGAATTGATTTTCAGTGAATAAGTTAGTAGATCCAATGGAGGTTGGATTCTTTACAATTCCAATCTGAGCAAATGTTACGTCAGTTGGGAAATCTTTTGTTGAATCATCAAATCTAGCATAAACAAGAACTTTATCAGCACCAAGTTCTCTGTAGATATCATATCCATGACCCTTTGAAGGTGGAATGATTGGAATCAGTTTAGCCTTGGTTGAAGAGTTTGAGTTAATAGATCCAAGATCAACCATACCATAGGTGTAATCTTTACCGCCAGAAGAAACAACAGTATTTGTTACTTTTCCGTTAGCATCAACATCTACAATAACTTTCGCTCCACTACCATCACCCAAAATATTCAATTCGTGGGATCCTTGTGAATATCCAAGACCCTGAGTGTCGATATAAACTTTCTTTATCTGATTTTCATTTGTATCAGAATCTCCATTATTTCTTACTGCTGCAATTTGAGCGTTAGTTGAAGATGCCCAATCACTAGGTAAAGAAATATATTCTGTAGAGTCAAATTTAATAATATCACTAGGGGAAACACTATACAGATATTTCCAAAGATATCCATCACCACTTACACCAGCTTTGGATGGTTCTAAATCTGTAAAGGTTGGTTCATCTAAAGAAGCATTCCCTGCAGTATTAATTCCTGAAGATCCATTATCAATACAAATATAAACCTTATACTCACTATTCATTACATAATAATTTGTATCATAAAGTCTTGAAGACTTTGTAGTTGGTGAAAGGTTGGTCAAGCTATAATCATGACGATACATTTCATATTTTGTCCCCCTCGTCCAGTCAACTCTTCTAACAAGTCTTCTCACGTTGGAAGAAGTTACCTTCTTACCAAAAGACATGTTATCACCAACAAAATTCTGATAATCAAAATTATCAGTTGGATTGGGAGTGTTAGTATCCCAATCCGTTGTTCTACCGTATCCAACTACTGCTGGATTAGAAAGACCTACAAAAACATAATATGAGTTAGAAGAACTGGTGACGGAATCTACAAAATTTCCCGCATTTAATATTCTAAACTGATCTGTTACAATTGCCGCCATCGTAATAGCTTTTTTCTATATTTATAACTATCCTAGATCCTTCCTCAGTGCTCCACCATCTCTTAAACCATATCCACGTCTTTGAATTGATGGGAATGTTGATAATCCAGAGTCAACTGTTAGACCTGTTACACCAATAGAAACTGGTGAAGATGCTCTAGTGAACCCAGAAAGTCTACCCCAAGAGAAGTGTCCGCGTGGGTCTGTAGCACTACCAGTTGTTGATAGACCAGTTATCGGTGTCGTAGATAGAATATTGCAAGTAGCAACTCCAGTTGTAGCAGAAGAGTGGAAAGAGTTAATAATATAAATGTTATCTAAGAATGTTGTTCCAACACCTACTACAGAAGAATCTGATCCGTTGATAGAAGTAACACCATTTCCAATGCTAGTATTGAAAACATAGATTGGATATCCTTCCTGAAGACCAGTGAATGAAGAAGCATTCAATGTAAATTTGAGTGCTAATGGATTACCACCAGTTCCAACTGTAGTTCCAATTCCAGTAACTGTTCCTGCGAAACCAGCAACGGCATTGATACCAGTTATGGTTTCGAATGAAATTGTTGGTGTTGAAGTTAGAACTTGTGGAGCAGCAGTGTGTGTATAACCAAAACCAGGATTTACAACTGTTATCGCAGTGATAGAACCATTAGAAACGGTTGCTGTTGCGGTTGCAGTTGTTCCAACACCAACACCAACTGCCTTAGGAGCAGAAATTTTAACATCTGTGGAAGAACCAACGTATCCAGAACCACCACTGGTAATCGTAAAGGAACTAATAGTTCCAGCAGCAGAAACAACCGCTGTTATTGCTGCAGCAACAGGATCTGTTGTTGTGTTAACAATAATACCATTTACGCTAGCAATAGTGATAGCAGACTCATTTTCTTCATAGTTGAAGAATTGTGCGTCATCAACAAAAATCTCTGTACCAGAAGTTGAAAGATCACCAATAATTTTTGCTGTTGGATAAACTTGTCCTTCAATAGAATCTCTGGACTTGTAGATAAGTTCCCCACCAAGGTTCTTATCAACCTTTTGCTTGGTCCAACTAAATGGTTTGTAGTTGGTATCATCAATTCCAAGACCACCGTAAATATTGGTCTCTACCTTATCTGAAGCATTTATGTTGTAAATTGTTCTTGGATCTTGAACTTCACTGGTTTTTGTCTTTTGTAGTTGAATAGAATCTCCAACTTTTATCGTTTCATTTACATTAACACTAATCGAATCAGTGTCCCTTGTTCCCATATAGAAGAATATATCAACCTTATCGTCTTCTTTTGGAGCAGTTGTAAATACGATTGAAGTACCACCTTCAAAGTTATAGTTAACATTTGGTTCTTGTAAGACTCCATCAATGTAGATTAGTAGTAGTGCTTCAAGATCAATCGCAGCAGAGTCAATATTGTTTGAATCAACTTCGAAACTTAGAAGCTCACCATTATACTGAAGTGGGAATCTAGTTCTTATTCCATTTTGTAGACTTGCGATAGAGTCAATGTAATCTAACTCACCAAATTGCCATGCGGCAAAATTATCACTGAATACATCTAGAACTTCTAGTTCAAAATCATTGATTGGTGCTGCAAGATCTTTGGCGGTTACCAAACCAACTGGTTTGAACTTGTCGCCCTTTCTGAATCCCCAACCAGGTCTTGTAATCTTAAAGTTCTTGATTTCAAACAAGGTAGAACCAATACCAACGTTGGTAACCGCAGCACCAACCTCAACATTAAGGAGTAGACCACTTCCAGTGTCTGTAGTAGCGCCAATACCAAGGCGAGAAACACCAACGATTGGTAGATTTTCATAATTTGGTTCTGGTATTTGAATAGTTGGATTGGAACTGTATCCACTACCACCATCAACTACAGTAAATGATAGAGTTCCACCAGCACCGACTGTTGCTGTAATACTAGCAGCAGTTCCAGTGTGACTTGAATCTGTTACACCAATAGAAACCGTTCCTCTATATCCAGAACCTACAATATCAGTGGAACCAATACCAACAGACTGAATAACACCACCAGATACAACTGCAGTAACCGCTGCACCAACCAGAGGAGCAAAACCGAGACCTTGAGTTGATCCAAGAGAAACAATCAAACCACCTCTAGGAAGTAAGTTCTGGTTTACATCATAGTCGGAGATGAAACTTGCATTATTAACACCAGTAAACACAATACTAGAAATACCAGCGTTTTCAATGAAACTGTAGTTTCCTCCAGCATTATTGTTTGTTGTTGGCGTCTGGAACATATTATTAATAAACACCAAGCCACTACCAGTTTCAATACCAGTGGTGTTTGCTCCTCCAACAGTTAGTCTATAAGTAGCACCAATTCCAGTGAACTGTCTTGTGATATTATCGTAGATTTGATTAGTAGAATAATCCTGACGGAGATAAACTCTTCCAGTAAATGATGACTTAGTATAAGGAATATTACTTTCATCTACCAGTTCTTGAGTGTTTCCTCTAGGAGCCTCAGTAAAGTGGATCTTACTTCTGGTCATATTATAAGAACCTTGATAGACCCTAACGGTTGTTCCATCAGTATGTGTTGTTGCTAAGGTTCCAACAAAACCTCTTTCACTCTTAATAACACTGAATGAACCAGTTCCGGTGATAGGACCAATAGTTGTAGTTCCGATACCAACGGCATCTACCTTGACAAATTCATCATCAATTTTCAGAACATCACCCGGAAGTATCGAAGAAATACCAGAAACTCCAAAATATGTTGCTCCAACAGAAATAGAACCACCATTATCAGAGAGAGTATGATTGATTGGAGTAAATGCGAGAGGAGATCTAGCAACACCATCAATAGTAATCAGTGATTTCTCCAGTTTCTTACTCATCTCAAGAGTATGAGCATTTCCAGTTCCAGCGGAATTAAAGGTTACTGCTACTCCAGCGTTTGCATTGGATTTGCTTGTAGCGAGTTTGAATTGATTATTATTAATCTTGATAGCATAAACATCTACTGGAAGAATATTGGTATCGGACATAACCATAGCGGTATATGCTCCACCAACAAATGATGATCTTGGTGTGTAGATTAGTCTTTCACCCGTGCTAAAGAAATGATCATTTAGTGTAAATACTCCAGTTCCAAGATTAACAACGGTTGATATTCCAGGATTGAACTGCTTTTCAAAAATTGGAACCCCATTGTGAGTAACATCAAAATCAAATCTATTTGTTCTATCTCCATTGATAGAATCAAACTGATTTGTAACCAGTCTTTGGTTGATAGTACCATAAGAAAGTACAGCAGGAACATTATTCAAATCCTTCTCTGTTTGAATAATTTCACTGTAAGTTTGTACAGTGATATCATCTGAGATATTAGAATCTGGATAGAACACCAGATTGAAGTCGTCACCAGAAATTTCTGATCCAAATGTACCAATTCCTGTTGTACTTTCAACTGAAAGATATGGATATTGGACGGTAAATGTATCAATATTGTTATGTTCAAATACAATCTGGTGTAGTGCTGAAGTGCTTCCGTAAGAAACCTTAGCAGTTGTTTTTACAGTAGTAACATCTAATCTAGAGTACGTTGAGACGGTTGAGATTCCAGTTCCAGAGAATACTGAGTAGTTGCTTTCTAATCTACCCTCTTTTACCAAATTATCTGGTTGTCCAGATGCCTTGAAGATATAAGTTCCAATACCAGACGCAGTAGTACCAAAACCAACAACAGAAGATCTAACAAGAACCTCATTAGATTCTGTATTCTCAAACTTGAGCGAAAGAACACCAGAGTCTATACTAGAGATAAAAGTACCAATGAAGTTGTTTGATGCTCCAGATCCAGAAGAGTTGTCGAAGAAAAAGTCGGACTTATATGTATTGGTTCCATCATGATCGATAAACATATCAACAACCGCCTTGTTCTTCGTTACAGTATCTGTAAGTTCGACGATGGCGAAGAGAGATTCTGCAGTTCCAGTAGTTTTTTCATAAACAGTTGAGGTAGAACCTACACCAACTGTTACGTTTGAACCAATAAGATCTACAAAACCAATTGACTGTGTGTTAATACCAGCAAGAGTTGTATTAAAATTAGTTTTAATAAACTTGATATCAAAATCAGATTCGTAAGGATCTACTGGAGTAAATCTTAGTTTTACATTACCAAATGAATCCTTGATTGCTTGAAGATCTGCTAACTGACTTTCTGTATTATATACAGATGATTTTTCAACAGTAATTAGATCATCATCGGCAGTATTCAATATAACAATTTCTGTAGATTGTCTATCTGCAGTATTAGGATTGATTATTTGAACAAAATATCTACTATATCCATCATTAGCAATGAAACTATCAATGTCCTTGTAAAGAGTTGTGTTTGCATCTTCGGCATTGGAGAACTGACTATTGAAGTTATCGATTGTAAGAACTCTATTAGTTCTACATTCAATGTAGTCACTCAGTTTCTTATTCTGAAGTTTAACAAACTTTGACTTGTTCGATGATACATCAGTATCAATACCAAAATCAAAGAAGTTGATAGCATCAACTCTCATTGTTGACCCGTCAGCATTAAGATTGATAATATCAACCAATGCTGTACTTGTTGATCCATTACTTGTTGCTGCAGAAACTCTTCCCGTACTTGTAATTCCAGTATCGGCAAAGTTCTTAAGACCTGAAGAGTGTAAGAGTCTATTTACTGGATCTATCCAGTCTTCATACTCAATTGGACTCTTAATGGTGTAAGATAGATTCTGATAATAATCATTGTCTGGCAGAACTTGATAATCTTCGTTAAGTTTTCCAATATCATCTGACCAACCATAATCAGTATTCAGACCATAATTGACTTTAAATATTCCCTTATTTTCCTCAACAGAATCAATCGTTGCTACGGTTCCAGAATCTTTTCCAACAATTACCTCACCAACACTTAAAGTGTAAGTTCCGTAAACCTTGATGGAATCATTTAGGTTATCGGTAATAATCAAGTCTCTTTCGGTATAGGTATTACCAGATTTTGTAAATACGGTTTCACCAATAATAAATGCTAATGGTTCTTGTGTAACATCAAACGTTGGATAGTTATTCCTGTTCACCAGGAAAGCGAATGAATTTTGATCTGTATTCGCTACACCAGCATTTGTAGCATATGGTGAAATATCATACTCAACCTCTGCTGGGTTGGTATTTCTATAAGCAGTTACCTCAAAGAAGTTGTAACTATAGTCTTCTGAGTTGAAACCAGTTCCAGTTGTAGATGCTAAAGATACGCCCTCAACAAAAACATAATCTCCTACACTAAATGGTGCTGTTGCTGTAGTGAATCCAGCAACTGGTGTAGATATAATACAAGTAATAATTCCTGCTTGTGATGTGAATATGCTGTTAATACCAACACCATTACTATTATTAACAGAATAAATTTGGGATTTTAGCTCAGAAATTCCTCTTGGGGATTCAATAATCTCAACAGATGAAATTGCAGCACCTTGTACTTTTGCTATTACGAGACCAGTATCATATGCTCTTCCAGTCGCTGGGTTAACAATGACTAGATCTGGTGCTGATGTATATCCAGAACCACCAGATGTAACATTAATATTGCTAATTTCATTTCTATTTACAACAGTGATATTTGGTGAAATGTAGACCTCAGGATTGAGAGTCTTGTCTGCAGAAAAATCAAATCCAGGATCTTGAATTGTAATCTGATTGATTCTACCCAACTTTGTTGATGTTGGAATAATATCCGCATTATCTCCAATTGAAGAAGCAATACTTACAAATCTTGGAAGTTTCTTGTAATTTGCTCCACCAAAAGTAATCTTCATCGAATCAACACCACCAAGAGCTCTTGGTGAAGATGTGGAGTACTTAAGAACGCTTGTAGAAGATTGATTATAATCAAGATCTTCAGGAACACCTCTTAGTGAAATATCGAACGTGGTTGTACCTACACCAGAAACTGCATATGTTCCATTATATCTACTATCAACCAATAAGATTTCATTATAATTTTTAACGTCTGTATCAGCAGTGCTAATAAAACCAGACTTTTCTAACTGATAATAAATCTTTGATGGAAGATCTTTATGATAGTTAAGTGTGAAAGTTGCTGTGGTTGTAACACCAACAGTTCCAACACCAGAAGTACTGAATGTTGTAGATGAACCAATAGAAACTAACTCGTTCTTGAAATCACTATCATAGAATAGTTTAAGTTTGTAACCACTCAGAGATGTATCAGATACATTGAATACTAGGTTGTTATCTCTAACAACTTCTAGTTGTGGATTTATTCTAGATAATTCTTGACTTGAACCACCAGTAGAAGCAAAACTTACAATAGAAGGTGGTGTAGAAACAGCATCATAAATTGTAGTAGTGAGGTTAATTGTGTCGTCATCAATTCTGTAGACGAAGTATGTTCCAGTCGATAATCCAGATACAACCAGGTCAGAGGCATTATAGAAAACCTTATCACCAGTTTTTAGACCGTGTTTTGTTATGGTCAACTCTCCAGTTGACGTATTGACTGATGTTGAATTAAATCCAATTGGATTAACTAGCAGTCTATCGTGTGTGGAATTGTACTTGACGTAAACTGATGCGGATGTCCCAACTCCAACAGACTGTTGAGAATTCAAACTCAACTTGATAGTATCACCATTGGTTAAGTTATGATCTGTAGAAACAGAAACTCTAGCCTTAATTTTTTCCGCTCTAGCGGTTACTTGAGTCTTATTGGATGTGAAAGAATATCTATAGTCGTTGCTATCTCCATTTTCAATAAATGATCTGAAATATAAACCTTCAGTATTTGTTGTTAGACCAACTTGTGTGCACAGACCGACAATATCATCAGATTTCTTGATTACATATAGAGTTTCCGAGTCTCCAGTTAATGGAATTCCAAATGCGGGACTAGTTTCCGTATTTGAAACATTGATTCCATGTGTCCCATTAACTCTTTCAAATGTTACTTGTTGACCAGTTTTAAATGGGTGATCTGGTAGGTAGATACTTTGGACAGGAACAGAAACTGTTTTTGCCCTTCCGCCAACCAAATATGTGTTTGATGATGCTGAACCAGTAGTTGTACCAATACCTACAGATTGAATAGGGTTGAAGTATATCTTATCATTTACACTAGAATCAAAGTATGAAGTCTTAACTGGTAAAGTAAATCTATTTGTTGATACAAATACGTCTGTGTGTGCTGTGTGAGCAGACCCTGTAACTCCTCTGATTACCCTTATAACCTTATTTTCTGGATAAGTATTGAGAACAGACATTCTCTCTGTTCCAATAGCAACAGTTGTTCCAGCAGAGACTGTAGAAGGAATACTGATAACAAAAATATCAGTAACAAAACCAACTGTTGAATTTGCTGCTACTTCGGCAACTAGTCTAGTTGTTTCTGAAGTAACTCCAATTTTATGGGTTTTTGTTAGTCCAGGAACGAAGGTAGATAGTCCAGAAATAACAATCTGGTCATTCTCTAAGAAAGTATGATATGGATCAACGTGAACGGATACTTGATTCGAATTATCCCAAGTAAGAACGTTAGATTGATAAGTTTGAATTGTAGTATTTACATCAACAATTGATTTACCAGTTACGGATCCAACATATGCAGAGAGTCCTCCACCATTAGTATCTGTACTATCAAATGATGCAATATCACCTACTCTGTAATTTGCTCCAGACTCATTGATTACAAATCCATCAACAGATCCCTTAGTAATAGAATCAATAACGGCACTTTGCATTAGAGTCTCATAAGACTCAGAGATAAAATCGTTATTGGCGTATTTGTCTCCGATCTTATATGGGAAAGTGTTTCTTGTTAGTTCTGAATTATTGAAATTATATCCTTGATCAATATTTTGTGTGATTGGGGTTGAACGATATGTATGACCTATAAAGTATGGAAACTTGCTATTCTTCCCATCACTAGTAATGCCAACGTGATATGCATAAACTCCATTGGGGAATTCTGGTGTCTTAGCATATCTTCCATTATGTTCATCAAGGTCTCCAGAAGAGGTGAACTTATAATCTTCGACAAAAAATCCTGCAGTGAATCCAATCGGTCTATCAACAATATCGGATGTAGATTCTTCGTATCCATTGCTCAGAATTTTGATTCCAGAGTTAATATCTGAAGGATCGGCATAAGCATATGCACCATAAATTGGATTTCCATCATAAGCCCAACCAATAATTGGTGAATGTGATGTTCCATCATCACCAAATTGGGAAGAACCAATGCTGGTTGTGTATCCAACTAATCCGTATCCAAGTTCTCCATTAGTTTCTAAAAGAATCTCATCACCAAAACGATAGTGATTATTCAAAGTTAATGCTCTTACAGAAGCTTCCACATTACCATTTCTACCTGCTGGAGTCACAGTAATTGAGGTGGTATTCTGAGAGTACCCTACTCCAGGATTAATAACAACAACGTTGGTGATCTTACCACCAGATACCATTGCTCTTAGTTTAGCACCGACACCATCACCAGATACTGTTAAATCTGGTGCCGAGGTATATTCACTACCACCACTAGTTACCTGAACAGAAACAATAGAACCACTAGAAATGAGTGGTTTCAGTTCAGCATCTTTACCATTCTTTATTTTAATATCTGGTCTCTTGTGGAAGTTTAAAATAGTTGTACCATATCCAGTACCAGTCTCATACAGATATAAATCAACGATTTCACCCCTAATAATTGGAGTTGCAGTAATAACACCAGTTATACCATCATACTCGGTATTTACTGAGATTGTTATATCAGGATAAGCGAAGTTTTGGAAACCAGTTCCAACTCCTGTAATGGAAACTGGAAGTCTCTTAGTATAATCTGCGGTAATAGTTCCACCAACACCAGCATTTGCTAGTTTGAACGTGCTATCAGAAATCTTAAGAACTTTATATCTTAAAGAAGTTGATAAACCAGTTACTGCTGTCCCATCGGTTGTGTAAACAACAACATCACCATCAGCAAAACCGTGGTTTTCAAATATGATTGAATTCTCAACCGTTGAAATATTTTCAGATTTAACTTTAAGTTTTCTATTTTGGTATCCACTTCCCGAATTGATAACCTTAATGGAATTGAGAGTTTTCTTATCCTCATACATTCTAAACTTATGAATACCCTGAGAAGTTGTAGTAAATCCTACTGTATTAATCCCACTTGAGTAATTCGCAAAAGATTCATATAGTTTGATTGAGGTATTATTTACCAATTCTGCAAAATAAACGGAACCACTATTCAATGACAGATCTTGGTGAGTATTACTTCCACCAAATGTTCCAACGCCAATAGAATTATTTCCATTTCTGCTATAGACAATAGCATCACCATTTCTCAGGTTATGAGGCTTTGTAAATGTGATTGTCTCATCTGAGATGTTAATCCCACCACCATCAGATGTTAAACGTGCATCAAACTCAATCTCACGATATCTTGTTCCAACAACAGGTTCCAGAATAGCACCAGATCCATTACCACCATCAATAGTAACAGATATTACATCCTTAATATCAAAATCTTGGGGATCTACTTTAACCTCTTTTACGTTACCTTTTACAACTGGTCTAACCAACGCAGTTGTACATCCAACTCCTGGAGAAGAAATAACAATCTCTGGTGGAGAAATAACATCATAATTCGTTCCACCATTATAGAGTCGAATTTTTTCTATTGGACCATAGTAAATCTTATCGGTCGATTTGTAGTTGATAATTTCAACTCCGTTGACCAGCATACCAGTTGATTCTGGTGGAGTTGAAGAACCTTTACCATTTTGAATATTTCTACTCAATGGAAACTTCTTAAGAAGTTTTTGTGGGTAAATATATCTACTCTTTTGAGATGATAATGTAAATGTATGGGATCCAGTAGCACTACTAGAAGTAAACTCAATAGGATTATCACTAACAATTAGTGATCTTGATGCATATAATTTGATTTGGTTTGTTAAAGGAAGGACTTTAACGTAGTAGTATCCTTCACTGAGACCATTCAGTGCTGCTGATGAATAGGTGTAATAAACTTCATCCCCAGTAATGAATGGAACGTTGCTAGCAAAAGAAAGAATCGAATACTTTTCGGTCTCTGTATTGTATCCTTGTAGAGCACTTCCACTTGCTGATGTTATTGTTGCTTTAGAAATATCTTCACTAATATCATATGATGGTAGTGAGTTTGAAGCAACATATCCATATCCACTACGATCTGTGTAAACGTTCTGAACATCACTAGTGATGGTGTTATCGCCATAGAAGATCTCAGTTCCACTACTAGATGCAGTGTTTAACTTTCTCCTAATTGTGTAGATAACTGTAGGACTAGCAGTGAATCCGCTGAGATTATTGAGTGTTATCTGCCTGTTTACTGCATCAATAGTAGCGACAGTAGCATTGCTATGAAGAACGGTTTCTGTTACTCCATTAAGAATATCTACAGTATCTCCTACTTTAAGACTTGACTTATCTATTTCAGTCTTTAATTGGAAATTTGAACCACTAATACTATCAACATCAAATCTTGAGCTGGTATTGTAAATCCAACTGTTAGCAAATATTTCTTTATTAGTCTTGTTTGCACTTGGATTTAAGATTTTTTCACCAACATTCTTGGTATAAATCTTTTGACCTTCAGTAGAAAGTAAAATATCACCTATTGGTTCAAATTCAGACAATACACCTGTAATACGAAGTTCTACTTTCTTGGTAGTATCACCATTCTCATATCCATAAAATACTTCATCAGTTCTAAGATTTGCCTTTGTTGGAATTGCAACAGTAACACCTGTGCATCCTAAGAACTGGTTTACAGTCTTAGACGTATATTCAATAGCATTGGTTCCAAAAACAACCCTGCCAGTATCAGCAAATCCTACTGTAGAATCTACAGTGATTACAGAAGATCCAACAGATACTGCGCTAATAACTTTTGTCTGTGGTTGAATTTCAAATGTACCTTCAATAAGGTCTCTATCATCAAATCCAACAAACAGACCAAGTTTAAAATATGTGCTAATACCAGATCTGGTGAAGATTTCTACTTCCGATACAGACGCTTTAGTTTCTGAATCTGATGATTTTATTATCGTTTGTCCAACCAGATTGTTTGGATCACCAGAAATTCTTTCTGCAACAACAACTTCTCTTCTGATAAACTGTGCAGAAGATGGTTTTACAAGATATTCTTCTAGGTCAACTACCTGAGGAACAACGCCATATAGAACTTTAAATAGTATCTTATATGATTCTTCCGTTCCTTTTGCTTCATAGAGACTTCTTGCTTCTTTTATGAAGTTATTAACATCAAGATTGGGTACAAAATCAACATTCTCAAGACCTGGTGTGAAGGAATACTTGAGTTTATTATAAAATTCTTTAAGAAAACGGGTACTTAGGTTCTCTACAGAACTTCCAGAATCGTGAGATGCTGATGATGACGTACTAAACAGCAGTTCTTCTGGGTCTAAATCTGTTTTATATGTGGTAATACCACTAAATCCTCTAATACATCCAGTAAAAGAGTTTGTAGTGATACCAGTATAGGTAAAAATCTCATTGTCGATCTTAAACAGACCATACTCATGAGGAAATCCTTTTGTAGATGCAACTCGAACAGTCTCATCGGTTGATGAAATACCAACAGAAAGAGTAGTCTCACCAATAATTACTTCTGGAGTTAGATTGTCTAACTTCAAATACTGATCAAGATTATCTGAAAGGTCTGATGGACCAGACTGATATTCTTGAGAGATGTAATATTGTTTTAGAAAATCTACTGTTTTTGGACTTTCTGAAAGTATGAATTCTGGTAGTTGACTTTCAATTATTTGCTGAACTTTTACCCTCTTCTCAAAGCCCGTTTGTATCATTTTATCCCCTCTTTAGTTCTCCGTTTGAATAACTTGAAGTAACTTTATAACCGACGCCAGAAATCTGTTCGCCAGATGTTATAGTATCTTTAACCATATTTATGGTGCTATCAGCAACAGAAAAGGATAGATATAGATCCTTTAGACCGATAATATCATTAGACTCTGGGAACGCCTGAATTTCGATAATATTGTTAGCAACCACCGTAGAAGTGATGTTTAAAGTGTTGAGAGTTATCTCACCCTTAGTGTAATCTACGGTGCCTGCAGACTTCACTACGATCTCATACTTACCAGTCTCGTTAATATCCTTAACGATGGAAATAACGCCCTTCCCGTTGCTTCCGGGCACATCTGTGAAGTAGAATGTTCCTATTCTACCAGCAAGAGTAAATCCAGTACTCTTAATATTGAATCCATCCTTATTGATATGGAACTTGTTACCATAACACAGTTCATACTGTGCTGATTGATTAATCAGTGCCTTTAGATTTCTACGGATAATGACTCTTGTGATGTTTGAAGTGATCGCATTATCGGAATTATCAATAGTCTGACACAATCTACTATACTTAAATCTACCACCAAACTGGTTGATATTTGCTTTTGCAAAAGTATTCAGAATCGAAATTACTTTAGTCTTCAAGGCATTGACGTTTGTAACCTGAGAGCTGTTATAATAGACTCCAGAGTTAATTTCAACATAAAGAACCTTAAGATCAGTGATTCTTTGGTTGATACCAGAAAGTGAATAATCTTTCAGTTTTGAAAGAATATTTTGCTTATCAAAATCCGAAACAAAGTCGCCATTCTTTGGTTTAATGCTAATAATGACGTTTCCAAACTGTGGTGGGTCCAACTCTTCGCCACCAACAACAGAAACAGACTCTGTATTTGGATAAATCTGTTGAATAATCGCTTCATAGTCACGAGTCGTCACTGCTCTATGCTGAGAAGCGTAAATTCTTGGTGCAAAGTACTTAATTGAGTCAACACTTTCAATTGCACTACCGTTTGCTGCTGCATTTACGGTTGTAACGCTAATTGCATTGGTTGGGATGATCGGATTTCCCAAAGAATCTAAAAATCTACCGGAGAATGAGAAATTAGCAGCACCATTTCCATCTTCACCATCAGTAATGATGTAAGAAACGGTAATAATAGTGCCACTTTCTAATTTTTTACCAAAATATCCGTCTCCAAACAAAAGTTCATACTTTTCATCCTGAACTTCCTGAATCAAATAGATTTCTGAGGTCTTGTTAATATTTAAAATGTTATCAACACGGGAATATTCTCTTCCTTCACCACTATCAGAGAGTCCTTTGACTTTTACGACGATAGTTGAAGTGTCAATAAAGGAATTATCAAGGACAAAACGCTGATCAAGTGATCCATCAACCACAAATTGCTTCTTGAGGTATGTCCCTTGGTAGATCGTAATACTATTGAAAGAACCAGTACCAGAATTGATGGTTGTAGTAATGCTTTCTGGTATTGAGAAGATATAATTGCTGTTTTCTGCTGTTCCTACACACACTAGACCCGCCTCTAAGGTCATTGTATCCGATGATGAGGTAGTTTGTGCGTTCAAACTAATTGTTGCCTTAGCGGCGTTCCTAGAGCGAGGTACATAACCAATATTTCTTGCGAGAGAAACGACATTTTCTCTCAAAGTTGCCGAATCCAAGAAGGATTCGTTGACTACCATATTCGCATTGAACGCATTAATATAACTATTATACGCTAGAGTGTCGATTAAGACAGAAAAATTAGACCCCTCAAAGTCAAAATCCGTGAAATTTGAGTTAGCACGGAGATAATCTTTGATCGAGGTCCTTATTTGGTCAAAATCGAGGTTCGTAAACTTTGTAAAAGGCATCTTTTTATCTGGTAGCCTCTAATAAGAATGTAAATTGCTGAGCAGGAACGTCTTGACCGATGATATTATACAAAACTGTGACTTCAAACGTGTTATTATCGGGTTGAGGATCGACTTCTACCCTAACATTGTTGACTCTTGGTTCAAAATTTTCGATTGTAGTCAGAATTTGCTCTTGAATTACGGTAGCAGTACCAAAATCAACGAAATCGAACAGACTTGAACGCACATCTGACCCTAAAAGTGGTTGAAAAAAACGTTCATTTGGTATTGTCTGTACTAAATTACGAATCGAACGAGTAATTGCTGCCTCATTTTTGAGAATAGGCAGATCCTTGGTCACAGGATGTGGATCAAAAGACAAACTAATGTCCTTAAATGCTCTAGAAACCCGTGAGATCGCCATTTGTCAAGAAGTTTTCTTGCTTTATTTATATTTACATCCAAGGATTGCCATATGTTGGCTCCGTTCCATAGTCCCAATCATCATAATCTTCATCATTACGAATCTTTTCGTGAAGTTCAGACTGTTTTTTTAGGTCGTGACGAGGCGCAAGGTCGTGCATGACCTCTGTTAGTACTCTTTTTTGATTTAAATTCTGCATTGAACCATAATCTGAGGCGAGTTTCGTGGTTCCCCACATCTCTCTCATGTAGTCTTTGTTCCTATCGACAGGTGATTGTCCCATTTTAGCTCCTGATTTATAAAAATCAGAACTTTTAGAGGGGTTGCTATCCCTTACTACTATTTATTTTACCCAAAAACCTTTTCTAAGGTAATCGGAATCATAAATGAACTCATGATCATCATATTTTTTTTTATCCGAGTCATTCCAAACTGGTATTGCTACACTATTTCCATACCTAAAGTCTGGGTTTTGGCGAAAGTGAACTTCAATGAGACGATTTCCTATAAATTCGCAGTTGATCCACTCATAGTTACCCCTCAATTTTTTTAAAATACTAGGAAAAGGAATGGTAACGTCAACTTTTTTCCACATATCCCATCTATAAAGTGGATTCATCTCATCCCTTGTACCCAAAACTGCTAATTTTTGTTCTTCATTTTGGTAATCTACACTGATATGATTTCCTTCAAAAATTTCGCACCAAAATTCCGATGGATGATAAGGGTCTGTATACTTATGGATATACTCTTTACGAGCATAACGACCCATACCAAGTAAGTTCATACTAGGTCTTAAAATATAAAAATCGGGTCTAGGTACACTTGTGCCTATAGGACCACAAGTATAACCCAAAACCCGACTTAATATCAACTTATTGTATACCCAAAGGTCTTCAGAATGTATTTGGTTCCATTCATCATCACCTTCTAAGTACATTATCCCTTACCTTGTCCGCGATACTTTTTACGCGCCTTATTACGAGAAGAGGAAGCGTATTTAGTACCCATTCCATCTCCTTGACGAGACTTTTTAGGCGGACCAGGAATATAAGAACTTTTATTCAGTCCTACTTTTGCCTTAGCCATGATAATTCTCCTTAATAATTTCAGTGTCTAATTCATCAGGTCTTGGAGATCCTGTCTGATAGAACTCTATCGACAGGTCCTCCATTATATTGAAATACTCTTCCTCAGTCAAGCGGGAGTATAATTTCTTCCCCCTACAATAGATATTGTAAAGTTCGTTAGACATCAAATGATCCTTGTCTTTTCGTGACCAACTCTGATACGAGGATCGCACCAGATTTCAAAGCCTGCTTCCTTTGCATCCAAACAGAACGATACATCTTCTCCACACATATCCTGTACGTCACCAGATTCAAAGACTTGCATCTTCGGAGCAAACCAGGGATACTTCATCTCTTCGTGCTCAAAGACTCCATGCTTAATCATCAACCAACCAAATCCTGCATAATCAACAGTAAATGGTTTCTTACGCTTCGACATCGTTTCTAGCGTTTCATGATTCATGACTCCACCATTGTTCTTGAAGTCATCTTCTTCCATCCAGTGAGCAACAGAGGTCGTGTGCCCGTCTTCCGTACAATACCAACCACTGGCGATATCTTCATCCATCAATACTAATTGTAAAAACTTTTCAGTATTGAAAACAATATCAGAATCAATCCACAATTGATAATCATACTTTAGCTTGCCGTCCCAGGGAATCTGGTCAGGTCCACGAAGTACATTCGCTCCTAGGCACTTGCATCTTGCGAAGTTGACCATCGAGGAGTAGTCTTGAGAAATTTGAATACTAGCACCACTCTGTACGATATCAAAACAGAGTTGTACAAAATTCTTTAAGAAGGTGTAAGAAACTCCACGCCCAGGCAGACAGAAGACGATTGATTTACCACGGATCATCTCCCGTGCCTTCTCATAATCGAATTCGACTTCCTTGGTGACTGTCGGAGTCTTTGCTTTTACAGTAAATCCTTTAGCCATAAAACAGTGTAATTACATCGGTTATCATACAGCATTATCTATATGAGGTCAAGCGCCGCGCCCTTGAGTATCAAGTTCCCTTAACCTCAGTGATAATGATCGTTTCTCCATCAATCTCCATGTTCACTACAGTTCCCTCATACCAACCAAATTCACTCAGCACCCATTCGGGGATATTAAAATAATACTCCCCAGTTATTGGATCGACCTCCACAGTCGTATAATTTTCTCCGGGATTTTTTTGCATTTGAGGTATTTGAATTTCCATTTTTGTTTTATATAGAAAATCTTGAAATTGGACTTTGAGTAAACCTTTGAGTAAACCTTTGAGTAAACCTTTGAGTCTTATAAAGAGCTAGCGATCGTAACACTTTGTAGGTTACAGGGACCCATGGGTTTTATATACACGCGCCGCGACCGCACGGGGGCGGCGGCGGGGGCACTGCCCCCTCACGAACCCAGGGGGTCACCAGGCAGGCAGTGCCTCCTGTGCCTCATCAGCCCACACCTCAGCGAACTGACCCGCGATGGCGTAGGCACTGATGCCCAACTGGGGCTGCAGGCCCGAACCGATGGCGGAGTCGTCGTTGCAGCGGGCGGTCCACACGATCTGACGGGTACGGAGGTCGGAGGATTGGGAGAGGATCATGGGTCTGTCGGTTGAACTGAGAGTATCCTACAGCATCAGGGGGCACGAAGGTCCCCCCGTTACAATCAGTAGGAAATGACCTGAGGCGCGGCATCGGCAACCAGAGCGGCGACCTTATCCTGCTGCAGTTTCAGCACGACCTGAGAGTTGCGGTTCGCTTTGCTCAAACCCAGAAACGCCTTGATACCGTTGTTGCTGGTCACACGGAGACGGAGACCAAGGTCCAGGGTTTCACCGTTACCCTTGAGAACGATGCGGCGGGAGGTCGTGCCCTTACCAGCGACCAGGTGGGCAGTGTAACCAGCAGAGAGGCAACGGGCGGCACGGATGGTATCGTGACCCATCACATAGCAGCGTTGGGCGGCGGTGTCGTTGATGACCATCGACATCCCATGGTTGGCGTCGATCAGTTCAGAGATCAACCAAGCGGTGAGGGTCTCAGAGGTGATGGCGTTCAGGGCATCGCTGCAAACCTCATTGAACAGGTCACGGGTCTCTTCCACAATAGCGGTACGCTCAGCGGCACCCCAGTTACGGGCGGTGCTGATAAAGGAGCGGAAGTCCTCAAAGCGGGAGGAGTCCAGAAGGGCATCGGTTTGGGAGGTGTTCACCCAGTCAAAGGAACCGTTACGAAGACCTGCCTTGTGCTTGATGCTGATAGGAGTAGCACCCGCCATAGCGTCTGCCTTGTTACGGGTGCCGCCCAGGTGGGTGACGGTCTCAGCGAACACCTGATGGGCGTTCAGCAGAGCGATGGTGTCGTGCTCATTAGCGACGCCAGAGTGGTGAACGGAACCGTTGGTTTGGAAGGTCATTTGGGAATCGGGTGAGCGCCACCCGTCTGAACTGAGAGTAATGTAAGCGATTTTGGGGGTCAGGTCAAGACCCCCGGACAGTTGTCAGACCGTCACAGGTCAGCCAGCATCTCATCCAACTCATCGGTGTCGATGGTAGGGTCCATCCAGCGAGCACCGTCAGGAGTCATCTGCCCGAACTGAGATTCCAGGCGGGGGATCAGGCGATCATAGGAATCGTAGCGGCAGGCGACCTTGTAAAGGTTCTCATCGTTCTGGAGCCAGAGGGCGACGTTCCAGGTTGCCCAATTTGCCCATCCGTTGTAGGTTTCGGTTTCGGGGATCATGGAGGTGAGTGCTTGCATTGGTTGGTTGCGTGTGAGTGTATTGTAAGGGGTCAGGCGACCAGCGCCGACTCCATGTGGACGGTTTGCAGATTGACCTCAGCCCAATCGTATTCTTCCTTCAGTTGGGCGCAGCGGGCATCAGCAGCAGACTTGCAATCCCACAGGGAGCAATGATCATCAGATTCATAGAAGAATCCAGCGGTGACGACGTAGACTTGCATCGGGTTTCCTTTGAACTGAGATCAGTATAAGGGGTCAGCGGGCGATCAGGTCACCAGTGGTGTGCAGTAGGTCTGCTGTCACAGTGCGGATGGGTCGGATCGGTTCCCATAGCAACCACAGCACAACAGCGGTAACGGTCAAGCGGAGCATGGTCTGTCGGTGAAACTCAGGGGAGCGGGAGCGGGTCAGAGCGTTGATCATCGTTCCAGTTGTGCCAGGGAGGAGGGGGCGATGTGAGAGGGTGACCCACAGGACCTGTAGAAGTCTACCATACGGTCTGCCTCTTCCTTAGTCGTGAACCATTGCGACCGCCACTCGCAGGCATTGTAGGGGGTCTGGTAACGGACTTCAAAGCGCATGGGGTTTGGTTGCGTTGTGAGAGTATTGTAGCAGATCAGGGTCAGTCCCTGTCGGAGACGGTCCAGGTGCCGTAGGTAGCATGGTCGGGTGCCTGGTAGGTTCCCTCAGCGTGTGCTTTGAGAATCTCCTCCCGACGCTTTGCCTCAGCGTTCACCTTTGCGGTGTAGTCAGCCATGATGGAGGACATGTCCAGTTTGGTGGATTGTTTCTTCATGCTCTTAGTATAGGGGGTCCTCAGTTGAACCAGTAGGCAAGTTGTGCCAGTTCCTCTGCCGTCTCCTGTACGTTGTCGGGGGTCAGACGTGCCAGGATACGCTCTGCATCCTCCTCAGGCACATAGGAGAGGTCACCGTTGATCTCAGCAGCAAGGGCAGAGGCGATGGAGATGCAGCGGGATTGGAGTTCTTTCATGCTCTTAGTATAGGGGGTCTGGGGGTGCTGTGGCGGTTTGGTGGACAGTCCGGGAAGTGGCACAAGGTGGGTTGTGGGGGGTTGCCGCTGCCCTATAATAAGGTCACAAGCGAAGGAGGGGCAGGGTCGCCCTGATGACGAAAACGGTCGCCACCGAACCTGCCTTCCGGTAATTATAAAAAAGTATAAAAAAAGGGAGGCAATTGCCTCCCTATTGTTTATGCGAACATGAAACCATTGGTAAACTCATACTCATTGTAGACAGGAGAAGTTCCTGCCTGTCCAACGAACTTGTGAATGTACCAATTCCAGTTCCGTTGAAATACACCTTCGCTAGCGACTCCGTGCTCTTTGAGAATAGCATTCAGACGGGATTTGGTGGTGACAGACTGATAACCACCGTCGAAGATCTGAACGAAGTTATCACCAATGATGGCGATTTTGTTACCGTGAAGGTATACGGTGGACTCGTTAGTTTCGGGATCGTAGGAGACTTCGGTGTTGTCTTTGTGCCAGTTCAGATTGTTAGAAATGGCGTTGTTCATTTCACGTTCGATCTTACGCATGAGTCTGTGTTGTTTGATCTGAAGGTAGTATGGGACGGATTGGGGGGAAAGTCAAGAGGGTGTGTGCCACCTTCTCAACCGTCACACCCCGAAGAACTCTTCAAACTCATCTGCGATACGGTCGATCAACCAATCGGTAGCGTTCAGATCGAACACGTCGCAAACCCAATCGACGCAATCGTTGAGGTCGCAGAGGTTGCTACCCATGAAATCACGAAGAGCGGGAGCGATGTCCAGATCGAACTGGTGGACTTGAGAAGCAGTGGTGTTGTTCATACAGACATTATAGGCACGGGGTCCGCCGATCTGAGGGAAGCAGTGGACAGTGCCCCAACCGTCCACCCGCGGCGGCCCTGGGTATAATTAATCCTCCAGAAGTTCGGGGTAGTATTCTTTTACCTCTGCAATCAATTCCGACTCCGAATAGTTATCATAACTCTCACTCATAGAATCATACAAACACGCCATCATGGTTTTGATGTCCATATCATCCAGGATTTGCTGAATGAGTTGATCTTGGAGTTCAGAACGATTCATGAGTTTCAGTTACGAATGTGAGATTTGTTGATGGTGGTTTGCCACTCACTCGGAGCAGAAAGTCGGGGGTTCATCTTTACCCAACGACCTTGAAACTTCACAAGAATCGACATCAGTAATCGTAGTTAGAGTTGATGTAAGATTCTACATTGAACTTCTCATCTTTCTCCCATTCTTCTTTATACTCAATCACATCGAAGATTTCACCAGGAGCATCAGCAATCTCAGACCAGAGTTCATCAAACATCGGGGCAATCCCTCAACCACGAAACAAGAATACCCCACCAGGAGACCCAGTGGGGCAGATAGTGGACACTTGCTCAACTGGCACAAGAATGCCCAATTGCGATACGAATTCATATCATACAATATTCTTATGATACGAATTCATATCATAAAGTACTGATCAATGTGCCAATCCACGAACTGGCACATTAAAAATCGATATCGAATTCTTTTACGTTACAGTGAAGATCTTCACCTGGTTCGAGTTCTAATAACTCCTTCCAGTTTACATCTTCAAGATGTAAATCATCATAACACATGATGTCTAGTGTAACTGTAACTAGGCGCTTGTTATGTGTTAACATGTTACTAGATGTGTAATGTGTATGTATGACCTAGTACACATTATGCATAATGACGATACGCAAGTGTATCATAATCTTGTGTATCTCGTGTGTATTCCTCGTCGAGATCTACTACATCTAGTTGAGCATAATGCTCATAGTATGAGTCCTCGTCGAGATTATAATCATTGCTGAATGTATAGTCGAGATCGTAATCGTCGTACATAAGCTCGTCGAGATCTTGTGTTCTTGTGTATTGTAGCATATATCTCGTCGAGAAACAACCTGTCTAGGTATAAGTCTCGTCGAGATTCATAACCATTATTTATAAGTCTCGTCTAGATTTTGTGTGGGTCTCCGTATATTTTCCCGCGCCCGGAACTTGACAACTTGCGCGTCTTATGGTACGCTCGCTAAGCCCACAAGACCAGGAGGGATTTATAAGGGATTTATAAGGGGTTTATAAGGGGTTTATAAGGTTTATAAGACACAAGACCAGGAGGGGTTTATAAGAATTATAAGAGTATTATTGATACTAATTCATATCATTATCATACCTTATTGAGAATCATTATCAACAATACAATTAACAACTTTATATTTAAAAAGGTATTTAATTAATAAAAAACCCCTAAAAAGGGGTTAAAAGAACATAAAACACTTATTTTAGTCCTTTACACTCCCCCTCTATAATGTGATCTACGTGAATCTAATCTTCTCTGAACTGATGCCTTAAGATCTCTATAAAATGGGCTGGGATTAATATCAGTATCAACAGGTTGAATTAATCCACCTCCACCACTACCTGACTTAACATTGAGACTTAAACCTCTATTACCTCTAACAGATGCAGTAGTTGCTGACTTTGGTATTTCACCGGACTTTAAATTAGAACTAAATGCAGTCTTCATTCTCTGTAATAAGTTGGGGGTTGATACCGTATTAACAACTGGTTTTAACTTATTCATAAAATCAGAGAACGTTGTTTGTGTTCCTGTTATTGCTCCTCTGTTACCTGCTTCTATTCTTCTCTGTGATGATGATAACCTTGTAACTTGTGTAAGTTTATCTGCCTTTAGTTTATTTGCTGATATTGAATCAAGTTTTACTTTCTCTGGTTTAATTGGTAATTCTACTCCCTTATTTGTGAGAGCACGTTTTAAATCACGACGAAAGTTTAGAAAACCTCTACTATCACTACCACTCTTTGGTGCTGGTACTTGAGCACCTGATTCATGCCTGTAAATATCATGCTTACCAGAAGAACGTTCTAACTTAAAACCAAGTTTTTCTGCCTGTTGAGCATAACGTTTTTGATCTGATGCTTCCTGTAAATTATGCACAGTATAATGAGGTTTTACTTCTCATCATATTTATCGGCGCGTGACTTAACATAGGTGAGATCTTTCCATGACTCTGGATAACACAATACCAGTGTTCTATGATTCCTATGATGAGTACCGTTCTGCAGATCATCAGGATGTTTTGGTTTAGTCTTTGTCTCAATCGTAAGATAAGACTTATCCTTAAAATACACCCATCCTTCTACAGAGAACTTACCTTTGTTCCACCTAACATAATCATCTAATTGGGGGACATAAGACATTGCATTAAAGGATTAAGGTTTAATAGCATTGCAGAGTATGGTGTCGTTTGTTCTATACTAACGACGGATCCCATTGTAGAGGAGTTGACTGGGGAATGATAGGACTTTGTTTTGGTGTTATAGAATCCCCAGATACAACGGACTGGAGCACCATGATTGTAATCAAACCGACGCTGATGAAGAATCCAGATAGCAATAACATTGCGTTTAAACTCGGTTTGCTCATAACTATACCCTTCTGGTGGTTGGTGTTTAAACGTCTGGGGTAGCACGCAATCGATTGGGATTTGTTCCTTCTTCAATGAGTTCTTCAAGACGTTGTTTTGCTTCTGGTTTTGTGAGTTGAGTGGACTTTCCTGGTACAACTTCCCATCCTGTTGTGTTGTACTCTTCAATGCGATACAGTTTTTCTTCAGTCATTGTTATGTGGTAAATGATTCTACAATACCCGATTCTTCGGTGTTAGCAAGTGCATAACGCGAGGCACTATTCACTCGTTCCATAATCAGGTTGTCGTATTTATCGTCACATTGATCCCTCCAATTCAGAAGAATATCATGACATTCAACATCGTTCTTAGCGATTACAGCGATCAAACCACCATATTCTGATGATGGAAATGGAACCCAGTAATCAACCAAATACAGATAGTTCATCGTTGTGTGTAAGTTACTCCTTAATTGTAGATTGTTGTTTGCTATTTGTCAAGAGAGACAATTGTCGTTCAAGTTCACACTTCATCTTATACAATTTACTATAAAGAAAAACCTCATACTCATTTCCTTTCAGTAAACTAATCATGTTGTGAATCTGCATCAGTGCTAAATGCAACTTTGCTTCTTCAGTCAAAGAAATTCCTCCATCAGATAATCTACAGTCACCTCCATTTTAGCGGCACTGTTTTCCAGAAACTCATCCAGAAGTTCAGGTGCATCTTCCTGCATTACGGCAAGAGTCTGATACCAAAGTTTAGTAGGAAGGGACGACATCGTTTCGGAGTCCTGTTTCTGATCGATCAAGAGTTTCCCAAACTGAGTATAGTTTGTTGTAGAGGGCTGGGGCACTTCCATATTCTTTAGCAATTTGATTTTCGTCACGGTTGGTAAGTAGTTGCAGTGCAGATAGAATTACACCAATTTCATGCACATTCAGATTTACATTTGCGTCAGTCATCATACCTCCATAGGTGAACTATTGTTATTCTAACATATTAGTCTTGAAGAGTGAAGTTAGGAGCCCACATGACTTCATATTGTCCATTGTCTTCTCCTTGGGCTTCAAACCATTCTGCATATTCCTCATATAATGCACGACAGGTATCTTCGTTGTCAACTTCTGCACAACTTTGACACAGTGCATAAATGTGGTCAAGTTGATCCTCTACAATGTCGGTGCGTTGTTCGTCAGTCATGAGAAGTCCTCTTGATTACCTTGTAAGTATAGCAGGGTGAAGTGGGATAAGCAGTGCAGTAGTGGACAGTTCCTCAACTGGTCTGGAATCGCCCGTGGTTGAAGTTAGCACGGGAGAATGCCTCACGCTTCACCAATTTGAAGCAACCGTGCTCATTGGACAAAACATAACCTTCAGCATCAATACGCTCCCCTAACAGATAGGTAGCAGGTCCATTATTGCGACAAATGAACAAACAGTCCTCCTTAATCGACTTGACAAGTTTCCACAAACGAATTAGGTTGCGATCGCAGTCGCAGGCGACCGTCAGTGCCTCCTCGTCCAGTTCGTTGCCGCTTTTGATGAAAGTGTTGAAAACCTGCTTCATCTTCTGTGCTTTTGAATGACTTACAAACTCACAGGTTGTAGACATTTGACGGGCAAATGCACAGACTTCATCAACATCAGCAAAACGCTCTTGCCCATAGGCAATCCAGGCAAGTGGTTGCACAAACTTACACTGACGGTTACCAGTCAGTTTATAAGACAATGGATAGGCATGTGCATCCCGAAGATCACTACTTGCCTGATAATAGGTATGAGGAGCAACAATCACATCCTCAGTGATTACATTCTCAAACTGATAGGTGAGGAGTTGGGAGTTGTACTCGGACTGTCCACCAAACCCAATAAAATCACCTTGATAGATGTTATGAGTGCGAGGAAGCACATCATAACAACGATGAAGGATTTCCGCGACATTTCCTTCGTAGAACTGATCGATTTCATCATGAGAATGAGCAATGCGAATCTTCACCTTGTTGAACACTGCTTTAGTGCCGACAAAGAAAGTATTTGTTGCAGGATCGTTGCCCCAGACAATCGCAGGAGCACCGTCCATCTTAACACTCAGATTACCCTTACTCACAAACCAATCAAGAACAGAAAGGTCACCAGTAAGAATAGAATCTTCAGGGTGCTCAAGGTGAAGGTTTTTCATCAGAAAAGTTCGAGTTGGGCAAACATCAGGTGATCGTCACAACTATCAGAGTCGTGCAGATCAATCATATCAGAATCGGTGTGAGAAAAGAGTTTATCGAAAAGAAAATCAACAAACTCTTTATTTGATTTTTCGTTGTTCATGAGAGTAACCATCAGAATCACCAGCGAATGTAAGTTTCGTCAGGATAAATGCCATTTTCTTCACAACGGCACTCATAGGCAATTCGCTTGAGAAACTCAATGTCCATGTCCTCAATCTCCTCCAGAATACTGAGGCGCAGTTCGCGGATGGTGGCGTCTTCCATTGGATTCCCCTCTGTTGATGCTCTTATTATAGGGCATTCAGGCGCTGCTGGAATGCCCCCTGTGCCAGTTCTTAAACTGTCACAGGCACTTGGAAATACAATCCAGCACGCTTCATCATATCAATCAATGCGGATTGAATATCCTCCAATTCATCACGTTCTGCATCAGTCATTTCTTCCTCAAAGTAGAAAACATCAAACTCATTGAAGTTCACACTACCATCAGCAAGAATGGGAGCATAGAACAACTCACCCTCGGTGCAAACAGTATAAACACAACCGTGATTCTCAACAGTCAGGAAAACGCCAGTGAAGTTAGTCATTTCAGAAACGGGTGATGTTTTTAAGGAGAATAAAAACCAGGGTTGTAATACAAACCCAGATGATAAATGTGGTCATCAGCAGGCACCATTCATAGGATTAACATTCACGGCATCGGTATTAAAGTTGGTCACTTCATAACCAAGTCCAATGCGCTCATCACACTCACGCTGAAAGTCACGCTTGGTAATACACTTGGTGCTCATGGTATCAACACCCTGAAACTTCAGCACTTTATAGATGAATTGAGTGCTACCTTCGATGGGATAGTAGTCAACAACCATCGTACCAGTGGTGGAGGTGAGTTGCATTTGGGGTCGTTCCCTTGATTACCTTAGTATTATAGAGCAGATGGTGGGCAGTGGAAGCGGTACTGTGCCACTTCCACAACTGTCCCCACTTCAGGCACCAATAACAGAAACGTCGATCTCTTTAATGTTCAATCCACACAGTTGATTGTAGACACGATTGTGAATAAACTTACATGCGTTTTCTTTGTTAGAACGCTCATACCAAATAGTAATGCAACCGTCTGCAGTTTCAACCAGAATGCGAATGTCCTTCACTGGTGTCGTCTCTTGATTACCTTGTAATTATACTGCCTGCATCAGGCGGTTGGAGAAGCAGTGTGCCACCTTTTCAACTGTCACAAGACCCCTATCTATCAAATAATCATGATACAATTCTTCTTCCATATATCGTGCTTCTACTTCATGTGGTTGATACCAATACTCATACTTTTCGACAGGTTCTTTAGAATAACACAATTTTCCATAACGGGAGCGCAGCAGACCATCCACCCACTGCTTCATATGGGTTAATTCATGCAAAAGAGTTTTTACATACAACTCTTTGTCCATATAGGTATTCATTTCGATTAGAAAGTGACGAGGACGATAATTGTCTTCAATAACGTCACAATATCCATAAACCTGCTCACGATTCAGACCACGATGCACAATGTCCAGCGTAATCTTGTGTCGTGGGAAATACTTAGTCAGAAACCAAGAGGTAACATCCTCACAGAGTTTCTTAGAATAACCATATCCAGAATGACTGATGTAAGACATTGACCCCAATGAAGAAACCAAAGGAAAGAACCAAGAAAAACAAGTTTATGTGTCGTCGTCATTATCAGTGTCTCTCATAATAACGTAATTAAAACCAAGTGCTAAAAGCACAGCACTAATCCAACAAAGAAAAAGTGTAATCATCCCCACGCTTCCACATATTCAATAAGAGTAAATCCTTCGTCAGTCTGCGTTTCCTCAACCAACTCATCATAGGTCATCTCTTTCAATCCTTCCAGATAATCTTCAGGAGATACATCCACATCAGGATCATAATCATCATGACAAAGAAAGACATACTCATTGTAAAGTGCCTCAATCAACAGTTCTTTGGGGAAATTCATTTTCTTTGTTGAGATGATTAAACCAGGGAGAGAATAATGCTAGTGCCGCCCATGCAACACTAGCAGAAATGATAAGGAAGTAAATCACTTATAAAGATAACCTCCTGCCCAGTCACAACGCTCAAGCATTTGCTCACGGGAGTTGATAATCAGCACATTGTAACGCTCTCCCTTAGCAGGTGCTTTAATGCTAGCAGGTTTGTAGACAGAACCAGTCTTCTTATCAATGAAAGCGTGAATGCTATCGCGGCGATCACCAATGTGCATGAAGACTTTGTGATACTTACGCCCAGAAGAGTCCAGAGAGTAGAAGTAACCGTCAGGAGCATCTTGCTGGAGAGCATCACACAGCATCATACCATACTTAACAATGTTAAGATAGATGGTGTTCTGTGCGTCCTTCTGGGCAGCGTAGTCAGCGAAGGTGGTGGACATCGGTTGCTTGCGTATGAAGGTATTATAGGGCATCCTAGACGCCTCTCAGGGGTCAGTATGCCAGTTCGGGAACTGGATCCCAGGAGTCGTCCTCTTTCATGTATCCCATCCAGTCTTTAGGATCTACATCATAGATCTCAATCTCACGAATTTCATCCAGAATCTCAGATAAGTCCATGAAGTTGACCCTCAAATTGTTTAGTTATTGTAGCATAAGGCAGACTAAACCGCCAGTGCTCCAGAAGGAATTTCTACAATCTCAGGCAGTTTGCTATCATCAAACTGGTGCATGTTGTAGCACACCCATTCACCATTACGGAAGACATAAGCATACTCTTCGCTGTTGTCGGGCAGCAGGTATTCTCCAAGGAAAGCATCAAGGCGAGGAGGGCAATTCTCACCACGAGCAGAATAATACTCTGCTTCCTTGTCATCATTCCAACAGGAACTCATATCACCACCATCAATCAGTTCAGAAACTTTCTCTTTGGTGTTGTAATGAGTGTTCAGAATACGACCCAACCATTCGGGATACCCATCCCAATGATGATAGCTTGAAAGAATAGAACCGTCAGAGAGTTCAATTCCAATTCTGGAGCGAGTCGCCATTGCCTTTGTTTGAACTGAAGTCAGTATAGGGCATCCACAAGCGGGTTTGATGCCTGCTGTACCAGTTCATCAACTGTCTCCTGTGCAATGGTGATAGCATCGGGATTCACGTCCAGGGTGACGCAATTTCGGTTCAGGTTAAAAGCGGAAATAGCAGTCGTTCCAGATCCACAGAAGGGATCCAGAACCCATCCACCCTCAGGACATGATGACTTTATGATACGTTCTAACAGTTTCAGGGGCTTTTGTGTGGGATATTTACGCTTATTCTTCTCACTTCTGCTGATAAAGTATACATCATCCCACAAATTCTGCACTGGAACACCTTTGGACTCATGAGAATAGATTTTCTTGTAGATATTGTTTGCACCGTAGTGCAAACGGTCCTGGGCGTCCAGTTCTTCCAGTTTTTCCCTTGTTATACGGAACCCAAACTGTGGATTATATCCTTTGTACTCAAATCTTGCACAAGGACGACTCTTCTCACCGCTAACTTTAGCGAGAGCATAATAACCAACCTCATCCTTGTTTTGGAAACTATTCGCAGCATATACTGGATCCAGAGAGGTATATTCAACCTCAAAGTATGGACTACCTTTACGGAAGACCATAATGCTGTCTACGATGTTACCCCAACCGTTCTTGATATTGTTCTTTGGACCGCTGCGTTTCCAAGAAATATTTGTGTAGAAAGCGTCACGAATCTTGCGATTAACTTTAGACAATACCAGAGCATTACCAATGAAGTTATTATGACAATACATCCACCCATCTTTATTCAGTTTGGCGTAGGCATTGTTGATAACTTCAGCATACCAGTCAATATAATCATCAAAGGAAGTCCAGTTGTCTGAGAATCCTTTCTCTTGACCATCTTCCTCTTGCATAGTAAAGTCCCTCTGCAATCCAAAGGGAGGATCCATATAAACTAGGTCAAATGTCTGGTCAACAGTATTCAGTTCTTCAACGGGTTTCTGAAGAATCTTGATCTCAGACATAATCAATCACTTACAACAAACTATGATACCATAAAAAAAGGAGGGCGTCAACCCTCCAATCTATCAGTCATCGTAGACTCTACATTCCAGTGCATTAGGATGAGTGTCGCAATACAACTCAAGTGGTGTAGGATCGTGTGAATCTTCTGGATGATGTTCTTTATATGTTTTCAGTGCTTCTAACTCTTCCTCAGTGTGCCTTCTTGCTTGTGGAGAGATAGTTGGATCACTCAAAAGGTCCTCGTCCTTTTGAATATGTGTGTCGATGTTTTCCATTGTTTTGTAACGGGATAATACTTATTTATTTTTATCGCGGTGTGTTGTCTTCCTTTCCTTCAAGACTTCGCACCATAAGTTCAGCAAACTTTTCCATTTTTTCGGCAGAAACTGTTTGTGGAGCATAGGTTATTGCGTCTTTGAGGGCAATAAGTTCTTCCCACTCTTCTTTTGTGAGAACTTCAGAACCAGTTTTTGCGAGAGTCATGAGTTCCTTGCGATGTGTCCCAATGTTAGCATTTCAATATACTAATATCTAGAAACTTAATACTTTCTTTGGGATCACGTTACACTTCTTAATCTCCGAAGAAAGAACCAAAGGATCCACTGTCGCCAAACTTACGATTTTCCATCTTATCAAGCAGAGCATCTGTGCTGATGAGGGTATCAATTTGCATAATCATATCGGCAATATGTTTAGCAATGAATGGTTTTTCTTGACGAGCAGCATAAGATAATGCATTTCTTAATGATGCTTCTGCTTCTCGCAAACTCGTTTCAACTGATTCAGATAGAGCCATTTGCATCCTCACATTTTTCATAAAAAATCCCATTTTTATAACAGGACTTTCCAGTTTCATAATATTTTACTATATTTGGTTGTGGTTTGTCAAGGTTACAGTATTCGCCTTGACTTTCTAGAAAGTTATTAGCACATCCCATTACAAGTATGGGAGCAAGAAAATTAAGAGTATACATTATGATCCAGGAGTCCAGTCATATCCACCCCATGCCTTAATTGCTTCATATTCAGCATCAAGTTGTGCTCGCTTGTTATAGTATTCTGCCTCACGCAGGTTATACTCACGACACTTATCTTTCTCTTCTTGTTCTGCCGCAGCATCACACATTGCATTGAGTTCTTCTTCAGTATACTGAGAAAACTCTTCACCAGTTGGACTTAAGTCAACAGGACGATTACCTTTTAGCAGAGAAAGAAACTCAATATTCTTAGTCAGATACTTTTTATGATACTCTACATTTTCATCCACACATTTGATAAGAGTATCGTAAATGTCTTGTGGGGTAAGATCTTCAGAATTCAAAGCATCATGTAACCAGTTTTCAAGGTGCTCAAGTGAATACTTTTTATATTCAAAATCAGTGCTGTACGGATTTGAGGTCATCTAGGTAGTCCTTGATTGCTTGCTCCATAATAACCTGAACTTCCTTCTGAGTCAAGCCATTAAGCCACGACCATTTTGAGTCTTGTGGGTCCCAGTCCATTGTGAATGAACCATCTTTGTTTTCTGTTATTTTAAGAGAGTCTTCCATCAGAGTTCAGTATAATCTGGATCTTTTTTTGCTTTCTTACGAATTTTTTTGAGTTCTTTGAGTTCCATTTTAATATTTTGGTAGGCAGTTTCTGCATCAATCTTCCCACCCATTTCAAGAGCAATAATGATATCTGCTCTCGTTCCAAAATGTGATAATGCCTTTTCTAAATTGCTTAGACCTTCATACATCTGGAATAATCCTACAATGCTCGGCAAGAATATCTATGCGAGCATCAAGGGAGTTTTCCATCTCATAAAGAGCATTAGTGAGTCCAATGTTCTCTTCTTCAAGGACACGAACACGGTCTTCAAGTTGAGTCAGTCTATCATAAACATCATCCATAGGAACACTGTCCGTAATTCCCCACTTTTCAAGAAACCAGTATGGATTACTTTTCATAGTTTTCCACCTACTTCGCCCGAATAAGATTTGGTCTCAGTCCAACCTTCCTGCCGTCCTTTAAGATAAAAACGGGTGCCTGATATACATGACTCTTCAGTGAGAGCTGAGACCAATCCGTTACCTTCTTTGTCATAACTATCCCAGAGAAATTTGTTTCTGCTTCTTTCTCTACGCGAAGTTTCTGTGCTAGGGTGCAGACATTCTCAGCAACTTTGAGGACATCTTCTACCTTAGTATCGGCAGGCAGACGCCCTTTCACATATTCATAGATAGGAAAGAAGATGTCTGCTGCTTCGGTTACTTCTTCAATTGTCAGTGGTTTTGTATTCATTGGGTCTCTTCAAATCAGGGTGAGGTGCATACAGTGGTCCTTGGTAATCACCAGCATGAACTTTTTTAAGTGCCTCTACAACTTCAGGAGTTTCATCCCAAGTCCATACATCGCCAGTTTTTCCAGTAAAAGTGCGTTCAGTCATTCATAACCTCCTGAGTTGCGTTGAGTAGTGTTTGCACCATTGCATCTAAAGTATCCATTGGAATCCACGCTGGATCTTCATTAGCAAACTGTACTAGAACTTCAGTAACTTTCTTACGATACTGAAGACTATACAGAGTTCTTGTATTTTTAACGAATGATATAGGATTAGTCATCATATTTGTAACTGAGTTTGATGTCTTTCTTGTTTAGTTTGTAACGATCAATGTGTTTTTTACGGTGCTCTTCAGATTGGAAATAACACTTACGTGTTTCCTTTCCGTCCTTATGAATGAGTTTCCAAGGGAACTGATCAAATGGAAATTCTTCTGTGTAGTCCATCATCTAGGTTGTTCACGGTTCTGATCATAGCAGAGATCATATATTTCGTCAAGCACGGCACTACATTCCCAATACTCTGCGGTATTGTTGAGACATTTCTCAACTTGATACCTACGAACAGCAGTCTGAATGAGACGCCACTGATCTGCTCTAA